TTACCACTTGCATTTAACTCCTCGGTAATATTATCGAGTAATTGGTAAATATTACTAATTTCGTTAGGGTTATTAATAGTATCGAGTATTGTTTGGTAAATTGGTACAAATTGGTTAACTAAATTGCTTAAATTGTTTACATAATTGGTTAGCATAGGTATTTACCCCCTTGTTTATTTGTTACCTTTATTATACCATAAAAAGCATAATTTTGCAAGCACTTTTACAAAAAAAAATAAGGTAGGTTTTTGCCTACCTTATTAATAATTATTTTTAATTGTTACCAATGCCTATTTGCCAAAAGCCCTCACTAGCATAATTTACTATTTGCACTGGTGCATTATTAAAAGTAGTATTTAAATAGCCACCATATGGTATTTGCAACACATTACTAATAAACGCCGGTGCATAACTGCACTCATATACCATTTGCAACTGGTTTACATTTACTACACCGTTGTTATTAATAACTATTACTATATCAGTAGTAATACTAATATTAGTAGTTAACTGTGGGTAATTTTGCCATTGTATATAACTAAAGGTATATTGTACCCCACCACTTACTTGGTTAACTATTGGGTTATATTGCAGCGCCGCCGGGTTAGTGTTGTAGGTTGCAGTATTTACTGCATTTAATACATATTGCATATTATTAATTTTGTTAACTGGTATTTGTAGGTTTTGCAGGTTTTGCAAAACTGCATTGTAATTTTTGTAAGTACCGCTATTTTTGGTTTTTGCCACTTTTGCCATAAATAAACACACCCTTTTTTATTTATTTGTAGGTAACTTTTTACCTTAACTATATTATACAGCACTTTTTGTAAAATTGCAATACTTTTTTATAAAAAATTTTAGCATCTTTTTTTATTGTAACCTATTTACAAATTTAAATCGAAGTGGTATAGTTTAAGTATGCCAATGTATAAAGCAAATTAGTAATAATTACTAATAATAAACTAGTAATATTAATACACAATATTTATGCACATTTTTAAATAATTAGTAAATGTTGCTAGTAACAAATATTTGCTATTAGTGCAAGTTACTAATAGGGAAAAGCTGCTGTTAAATACAAATATACGATGCTGCCCTAAACCGTTTGCTGCCCAAAATGCAATGCTACCTTCTTTGATAATGATTTCAAATTAAGAGTTATTCCTACATTCTTAATATTATTATTTTAGCTATTTTCGTAATTGCTAATGATTTTTAAAATTTAAAATTTTGCCGAATTTTACATTCTGCAGATAACTAATACATAGCCCTTGCAATTAGGGCTATTTTTTATACGAATAACCATTTTAACGCCAACGAAAATGTACCTACATTAATAATAAATAGGCTGGTAAAGGGTTTATATATACCCCTTGCCAGCCTAAAAATTTCAACAATTTAAAAATTTGTATATTTTAAAAACGTACTTAATTTAAAAACGGACTTAATCATATTCAACTGCATAAGTAATTCGACGGTCGCCGAAAAGTGTATTGATTACTGCTAACTTTAATAGTTTATGTTTAGTAATATGATATTCAACTTCAAAACTGTAACCATAGCCAACGGCAGTGACTTCAATATGATTACCCCCAGTTTTATAAACAGTGTCAAGGCTATATACATCACCTAAAATTTGTTCACTCAGTTTGCCGACGAAAAGTTCGAAGTCAAGCTCTGTTTTAATTTTTTCGTGGCCTGCCAAAAATTCAGTTTCAAATTTTTTAAATAATTCGTATAAGTTCATAATGTACACCCCTTTTTTGTTTTTAACAAGTATTGACTTTGCTTTACCTGTTAAATAAATTATAACATAGTTTTATAGCAAAGTCAATACTTTTTTTAAACTTTTTTAAAATTGTTGGGTATAAATATAACACTTTTTAATGCCATTATATTTATAATCAATAAATATTCCTTTTTCGGTTTTTTTCGTATATAGTTTTAATATTACAATACCATATTGTGCTATATAATCACAAAAATACTCTTCAAGTAATTGGGCTATTTCATCATATGAAAGGTCGGCATAAGGAGCAAACAGTAAATAACTATTAATCATCGCTCCTAAAAAGTCCTCAACATTTAATACTATATCATTTCCAATAATCATAATTAAACCTCCTATAATGGCATTAATGGATTAGTGACTAATAAAGTATTGATGTTATATCGATTTCGACGTAACATATCGTATTCAACATTACCATGAATTGTTCTAGTAAATGGCTGTGTAATTAAATAAACACTTTTACCTGAAGGTGACATTTCTTTACTAATAACTTTGCTTAATAATCCATAATTCCAAACTAATACGTCACCAACTTTAATATCAATTGCTTTAGTACCTTCAAAATAGCCCTTAAAACCTTGTAAATGTACACCATTTTTCATATTAGTCATCCTTCCTAAATGTGTTATTAAACCTTTTTAACATTTTATACCAATTGAGCAGCATGAAAATAGGGAAACCTGCAATATAAATAATTGTTACTACAATAAAACCACATAATTTTGTAAAAGCGTATTCGTTATTAATTAAGTACCATGCGCCAAACACAATGACGCATGATACTAGCAACATAGTTAACATTATTTAGCCTCCACTTGTTTACGTTGCATAATAGTCGAACCTTCAACTACTCCTTGCAAAAATGCACATGTATCAACAGGAGCGTTACGCTTTTTAGTTTTAAAAGTGCCTGCCCCTTTTTCGGCCATAAATTTGTCGAACTCGGTATTTACTTCCTCGGCAACTGTAATTTTTAAAGCCGTGCAGTTTTTGTCAAGCTCCTTTTTTAAACCTACTAAAAAACCATCGACAAAACTGTTATACATGCCTTTAACTCCGTTACCCTGTTTCCAAATTTTCGTTTGGTAACTATCGGCCATACGGTGAATGGCCTGCCATAACCATTCGTAAATTTTGGTAACCGTTTTAGCATTATTTTCGTAACCATAAAATACTGGAATCATTTTTTCAGCCCATATTAATTTTACACCATAATTATTAGCTAAAATTGTTGCCAGCGCAAAACGGTAACTTTTACCCCTTGCATTCACTGCAAATTCAGCCACGATATTTGCAGGTTTTTTGCTAATGTTTTGTAATTTAATGTTGTACTTTGCCATTAATTCCTGGGCTTTAGCGGCCGCTGCAATGGCCTCGGCTTGGTTGGTATTTTTGTTCGCCAACTCCAGTAATTTAATAATTTGTTGTTCTAGTTTGTTTAATTTTTGTTCAGTCATTTTTATGACCCCCCTTGTTTATTTGTTATACTTATTATAAACGATTTTGCTTATAAAGTCAAGCACTTTTTAAAAATTTTTATCATTTTTAATTTGTAACATTAAATCGCTATAAACTTTAATTTGTTGCTCGGTTAGCCATTCTGGCTTAATTTTTAAACTATCATATATAATGTACATATATTCGATGTGCATTTCAACAGTTTCGCCCCACAAGTGGCGTTCATTGCCGTTGCCATAACCTAAATAGTATTTGCAATCTGTTTGCAGTCGGTTTAGCAACATATATTTAAATTGTTCATCATGGCTTTCGATATCCAATGCAAACCGACCTAATTCAATATTTTGTTTTTTAGTTAACATATTTTTGCCCCCTTTATTATTTGTTTACCTTGTAACTTAATTATAAACGATTGTGATTTAAAAGTCAACACTTTTTATGAAAAAATTTTCAAAAAAAGTTATCCACAACTTTATTCACAGCCTGTGGATAACTTTCGTCTTCATAAATGGCCTGTATTAAGTTTTTTAGTGTGACCGCATATATTTATACCTGTAAAGCCTAAAAACCGTTAAAACTAAAATATGAATGAATTTATGGTAATTGGCAAAAATACAAAAAAAAATAACCTGCGAATGCAGGCTATTTAAATAACTGTTCACGAGTTTTTTGCAAATCAACAACTTCACCAGTACGTTTATTAACTTTAATAATAGTATGCGTTTGTGGCTCTTCATAAAATTCGTGTGTTTCGTTTTGGGCAATTAGCCGTGGTTTTGGTTTAAAGCCTTCAGGCGAATCAACTGGTCGCGTCGTTAAAAAAGTAACTGCCAATATAAATAATATTACTGTTAACTTTTTCATTTTTTATTCCTCCTCCGGGTAACGAATATCCAGATATTCACATTCTACAACATCGCCGTCTTCGTCTACTTCAACTTCCTGCAACATAAGGCAGTCAACATTGGCGAACTTTAAACCGCAGTGGTTAAAAATATGAATGCAAAGCAATTCGCTTTCTTTTTCTAAATAATTATAGGCTTCGCTTTCGGACTCAGTTTCGAATATTACAGTGGGGTTAGAGTCGTCTAACAAATCAACGCTATGGCCATTAAAAAACAGAAATTGCAGTTCTTTTTCCCTAACCTCGGCAGTCCATTTTAATAATTGAAATTTTTTCATGATATACACCCCTTTTTTATTTGTAACTAAAGTATACCATGAAATTAAATACTAGTCAAGCATTTTCGACTGGTATTGTATAAAGTTTTTTTTGTTGCAACATTACCAAAAACCGCAAAAGAATCTCTCTTCTTATTAAGTAAACGTGACTAATATTAATACTGTATTTATCAGCAAATTGTTTTAATTTTTGGTCACGATTAATAGTAAAAGGAGTTTCGTAATATTCAACTATTAAATTATAATGTAAATCGCTGTGTTGTTGACAATAACTCTTTAATGCTTGTACACATTTAAAAATATTATTTGCTTTTTGATTTACATTATTAGGAACTTTATTATTTCTAATAAGAATATTTTCAATTTCCCTGTAAATCCTTTTTGCCACTATTTCCATTTTGTTCACCAATCCTCAATAAATTATAATTCTTATAGGAACGATTCCTAGTTATGATTTTATAACATTCAGCACCGTATCCTCTTTGTCTTGAAATGCTATCCTTCAATGGTTTACCACACCGCAAGCAGTGAGTGATATTTTTAATCATGATGCTGCCCCCAAAAATCAATTGCTGCCCTCGTGGATATAATGCTGCCCTTTTGCACTTACAAAATTTACAACACATTCTTTTCGATTGAACATCAGGAAAACAATTCGCAATCAAATTTCACAAATGCTTTATTTAGAATTTCGAATTTCTAATCCTAATTGTATTGTCATAAATAGAACGGCTAAATTATCCATGGCTGTTTCGGCGAATACAATGCCCATCTTTATTCCACTTTCAACACTTTGAATATAATCCATAACACCTCGAACCTCGGCAATTTGCCATTTAAAACTAAAAATTTCAGCATTTTTCACAGCCCAAAAATTCACACCGGACTCATTTTTTTTGAAACTATAACCGGACTCATATGCTACAACGGAGAATAGTGCTTCAAAAGTATTGTATAAAAAGGCTAATACTTTTAGAGGTGGATCTGTCTTTTCGTCTAACATTTTAGAAATTTCAATAGCCTTGGCAAAATCACGTTCTAAAACTGCATTAATATATAATTGTAGCTCGGCTGTAGGTAGTGCAATTAATACCCCATCATTAACAGCTTTATTATATAGCTTACTAATTGTTGTATTATTTACTTGTGCCAGCATTTTTAATTTATCTAGTTCTAATAAACATAATGTATAGTTTGAAGAACATCTTTTAATTAAATCTTTTGCCTGTGCTGTATCTAAATCGGAATCTTTTTGAATATACTTAATTAAAATAGGCTCCGATAATTTTTCAAAATTAACTATAGTATCTTCATAATGTTTATAAAATTTACTTCGTTTATCTAATGTGTTATAAACGAGTATTACTTTACAGGCTCCGGAAGTACACAAAGCCTCTAACCGTTGCCATACAACAATATCCTGTTTTATAAAGTCCGTATCATCTCTAATAACATATAATACAGGCTTGTTTATTAGTTTATTAGCCCCTAATTTTTTAAAAACATCTGCCACTGTTGGCATTTCCTGTTTTAAATAACCTAAATCTGCAATATTATCTATATAAACATTTCGAATATAAATTTCTTCACCAATAAAAATATACACATTATCTAATTCATTCGATTTGATTTGTGTTTTTAATTCAGCTATATTCATTTCTTATCGTACCTCACTTGATATATTAATCCGCATTTATGACATACATATTGACGATATTTTACATTCCCAATAAATATTATTTGCAGGCGTGTCAATTTCCCACACCTGCAAATACGAATATTTTTCTTAATAATGTCCCGATATATCTGACGTATTTTATTCTTTTTCATAATAATTTTCATCTGCGAATATAGTGATTCCCTGAACACCTAATAAAACGATTTTATCTAAAGGAAATTTATGTTCTATATTACAAATTAACTTTCCTGTATTTTTATTACGTTTATTACCTAGTGCTTTTAAAATTCTTGTTTCTGGATCATAACTAAGAAATTTTGCATGACGGTATAATATTCGTTGCTTATAAATAACTCCAACATAAAGCTCGTCGCCAACATTTAATAATGCAATTTTTTCTTCATTCAACATTTTCACCCCCTAAAATTTCCCATTGCTGAATTAACCATTTTTTAAAAGCCATGGCTTTATTAATACCGCTATACTGCAAAATGGATTTTAATTTCAAAGTAGATTGAGTTGAAAAATCTAATTGTTCTTTATCATAATCCCCATCAATAAAACATTCTAAAAGATAATTCGTATAAGTATTTAAAAATAATTCCAAATCATATTTATCTTCCTCTTCTTTAAAGTTTATCTGATTTGCTATTTTTAAACAATTTGTAATTGTAACTTCTGGAATATTTTCAACAACCTTACGAACATAATCACAAAAATCATGAACACCATAATTTAATAACATTTTTACCTGTTCCGGAGTTTCACAGACTTTTGCAATTTTCGTCAATTCTTCATTCTTTAGTTTTGGCTGAATTTGTAGAGCATATTCTTTAAGTTCTGAAGGTGGAAATGGTAATAAAGAAATTAACATACCACGACTTAATATAGTTGCCAATGTATTTGATGTACTTTTCAATAACATTACAAAGTAAGCCTGTTGTGGAGGTTCTTCAATAACTTTTAGTAAAGCATTTTTAGCTGCATTACTCATATTATCGCAATCTTTAAAAACATACATAATAGGTTTTGTTTGTTTATATGCCATTGAAATAATATTACGAACATCATCAACTTTATTACCACAATGAATATAAACTGTTTGCAATCTAGCGCTAATACACTCTGCAATATCTTCGGAGGCTATAGAACTAGCCCCCGAAATAATCATAAATCTTGCAAATGTTAAATTATCTAAAGTATTTTTTAATTCTTCTTGCATCATAATGTCAACAACCCTGCAATAATAAATTGCTTTGGATTCTGCTCCCATTTAATACGATTAAGTAGTTCTTGCAATTCACCAGTTAAAACAATTATAAATTGCTTCTTGCCAGTTTCTAATTTACACTCTTTGCTGTAAGAACTAGGAATTTGAACATAATCAAAATTATGACAAATATTATATTTAACTAAATCAAGTACAAAGAAAAAGAATTGGCGTGTAAATTGTTTTAAATCTTTGCCATCCATATATATATTTTCAATGGTTTCTATAATGTTAAACTCGTCTTTTTCATATATATATTCCAGTAATTCAAACATTACACCATAATCTGTTGCCCCTAATGCGTTAACTACATTTTCAACGGTAATATCCCCACTATAAGATAAACATTTATCTAATAATGTAATGGCATCTCTCATTCCGCCATCTGCAATTTTAGCGATGTACTCTAATGCCTCTTTATCCCATTCATAACAAATCCCTGCATTAACTTCAAGATCATAATTTTCCTTTTGAAGAATTAAATCTAATCTTTCCACAATTTGATTTGTTGGGATACGATGAAAATCAAATCGTTGAACTCGACTTAATATTGTAGCCGGGATTTTTTGTGGGTCTGTAGTACACATTAAAAAGATTGTTTTTAGTGGAGGTTCTTCTAAAAGTTTTAACATGGCATTCCATGCGCCTGTACTTAACATATGAACTTCGTCTAAAATATAAATTTTAAATTCGCCATCTAAAGATTTGTGTTTAGAGTCATCAATAATGTTACGAACATTTTCAACACCATTATTGGAAGCCGCATCAATTTCAATAGCTTTACCTTTACCACCATTTAATTCATTGGCAAAAATGCGAGCACAGGTCGTTTTACCTGTGCCAGCACCGCCAGTAAATAAGTAACAATTTTTATGATTTTTTGTAACAATTTGCTGTTCAAGAATAGCTTTAATATTCTCTTGAGCTACTACGTCATTAAAAGTTGTTGGTCTATATTTAACAGCGAGTGAAATCATTTTAATTCATAAACTCCTTATTCATCTTCTTCGAAATTTCAAATAAAGAATCTTCTTTATTATCTTTTAAATCCTTGGTCATCTTTTCATTATTAAGTAATATTGACATTAAACCCATACATAAAGCCAAAGGTGAAATTTTATGACGTCTTGCAACATCAATAACAATTCCCATAATAGCATATAAAATGCCAAGTTCACATCCATTAGCCTCCACATCAGATGAAAAACCAGTTTCATGGGCTGTAAAAACAGCTGATATATCACAGGTAACTGTTTTTTCTTTTTCAACAAAATCACCAAAATCTGGAACACTACTTAAAAATTCAATAATTTCTTTTTTGTTACTTTCGCTATCTCCAAAAACTCCCTCATTCACCTGATTCATAAATGTTAAAACTCGCATTACAGTATTATTATTCATCTTGTAAACCCTCCATTAATTGTTTAAATAGTTTTTCATTAATAATAAAGTAATCTTCATTATCTCCGAAATTAAATGTTATTGCCCAATAAGGACGACGCATTGCAAATGCTTCTTCCTTTAACTTTTCAATCCAATCTTTTTGAATTGAAATAGATTTAGATTCTTTAACTTTAGTTTTACATTCAATTAATATCTTATCAGTAATTACATCTCCTTTCTGAAACATAGTAGCTCCACTGTTTAACTGCTTTCTTCCGTGAAGCTTTTTAGCAATTCTTTTTTCTTGTAAATTGCTATATTTTCTTGTGTCCATTAGAATTAAACTCCTTTATCAAGTCCTGTGCTAAAGTTACAATTTCATAATTATTAATAGGTAATTGAAATCCAGAATATGTTTTTCCTAGTGCGTATACCCAATCACTAAAAAATTCATCGTAACAATTTATCTTTATTACACCATATTTCTGATGAAGTTTTGCCAACTCCCTCGCCCATTTATCATAAGTTGCATCAGAAATTAAATTATCATTTAACCTGTAATAAATGCAACTATGAACTATTAATTGTAACCTTCGACGCTTAATCAGTATTTTAATATCTTCTGGAATAGTAGGTTCTTTTTTAGCTAACTTTTTAATATCAAATAGTGGCATTTACCGCCCCCCCCCTGTATGATACTATTATACTATCATACAGGATCATTGTCAATGATTATTTTCAACGAACATTAGAGGAAATAGCTTTTGCAATGTCATCATCCAAATCTTGAAGGAAATCCAAGTTTTCTTCTGCTTCTAAAAATTCAACAACAGATTGCCTACCTTGTAATTTAATTTCTTCACCATCTACATCAGTTAAAATTTCGCCATCTTTTGATACAAATCTAAACCATGCTCCGGATTGGTCAATGTAACCTAATTTAATTGCAAGGTCTACTAAATCTGATACCCAATCAATTCCAAAAGTATAGTTAAGTGTATAACTACCAACACGACGGTCAGGTCTACATGCTTTTGTTTTTGGCATATTTATCAACACATAATTACCTGCGGGGGATTCTGTATTTCTTGTTAAATCTTTACCATTTTCATCAAAGAAATTACCCTTACTAAAAAATAATCGAATTATTGCATTATGTTTCCATGCACGTCCACCAGTAGTATCCTTGCCACCCATAGGACTATTAATCTTATCCCTTAATTGATTAATACCAATAAAAGTAGTATTAAATCTTGAACAAATTTGAACTAACTGTTTAGTAAATCTTGTTAATGGAATTGAAATGCCACCATAACTTCTTTTTTCATTGGATTCTTCATAAACATCCTGTGAAATCAATACTGCAAGACTATCTAACACAGCGAGTCCAAATTCCCCTGTTTCTAAAAGGTTTTGTACAATGTCGAAAACTTGTTCTGCCGTTTGGTTAGTTGGTTTTACTACCCACAACTCGTCTACATTTACTCCTAATAATTCAGCCCAATCTTCGTCCAATGTATTCTCACAATCCACAAATAAGCACTTTAAAGGTCCTCTTGCTTTTAAATGTTTATATGCTTCTTCTTGTGATTTATTTCTTTTTGGAATTTCTTCAAAAGCTTTTAATTCATCTTCATATTCTTGTGCAAACAATACCTGTGCATTACCAACAGCGTCAAGGGCTGTAGTTGTTTTTCCGGAGTTTTCTTCACCTGCAAATTCAATCAGTTTACCACGAGGTAAACCTCCATAAAGCATATAGTTTAATCTGCAACTTGTAAATTTTAATTTATTCTTACTTTGCTCATATTTTACTCGACCCTGAAATATAACTTCAGATTTAAATTTCTTGTTCACTTCCTGCACTACTGTTAATATAGACATCAGGATCACCCTTTCTGCTTGCTAAATAATCACATAAATGAACAAATTGTTGTATGTCTGATTTTGGTTTCGGTAAAGTTACATTACTGTTAAAAGCCCTATTCCACTGCCCCATATGAGAAGCAATTAAACGACTAATAACTGCACCACATTCAATATATCTTCTAGAACCATTAGTTTCAGCTAATTCTTCACAAACATTTGTCACAAGTTCCGCTGCATAAATAGGATGTTCGAAAACAGTATATTTTGATTTTCCAAAACCCTTTTTAACGCTATCATGCAAAATCAAAGCGGCTAGAATATAATCTGCTTTTGGCAATAAAATGGAATATTGCTCTAACTGCAATAAATCTTTAGCCCAGCAACAAGCTGCTAATGTGTGACGAACTAATCCACCTTCACCAAGAGCAAAAGGAGGATGATATTTACCTGTGGTTGAAGCTGGCATTGTATAAAATTCTTTAGGGCATTTTTGCAAACATTCCTCAACAATTTCTTGAATTTTAGGATCTCCAATTTCATTAATATAACGGTTAAAAATTGTGCTATCGTACATTATAAATTCTCCTTATATCCCATATTATTAAGGTTATTAAAATCATTTTCACTAATACGTCTTGTGGCGACCTTTTTCAAGCTTTGTAGCATTTCTGTCGCTAAATCTAATTTATTCTGAATTTGCTTTCTTGCACGACTATAAATACTTATAACCAACACATCATAAACAATATCAGATTCAGCTAATTGTTTACGTTCTATGGCAGTACCTTCATAACTTGAATAACTGTCATTATAACGTTGTAATTTTTCTTGTTTAGCAATATCTTCACGTATGCCTACAAGTTCTTGCTTTTCATAAGCATAATACATTAAGGCAGGTAAATTTAAAATAAAATAATCAAGTTGTTCATTTGTTAATGTTACATTAGGATTTGAAATTGTTTCTCGAATTGTATTCATTAAATTATCTAAAGAACCACAACACTCTTTTACAATCGAATTAATATGACGTGTTAAAGCTCTTTGATTAGTATTAATAGAATTTAATCTGTCTGTAACTAAAGATTGTTCAATTTCCATATTTCATCCTGTCCTCTATTATTTTTTGTAAATTATGCTTAATATCATATTCAAAAAATGTTCTTTTCTTTTTACCTTTAAAAACAATACAGCCACCAGGAAGATCATTTATTTTGATAGATTTTTGTTCATCTACCTCTTTTAACATATATAAAACTCTTGCAGGTACAAATATTGTTAAATCCTCGTCGACAAACCATAACAGGATACCAGCAATAACTGAATTATAAGAACTCTTATTTTGCAGGCCATTATATTGATTATCAGTTAAATTTTTAAAATTAAAACTTTTACCATGAATAGTTTTACATTCAATATAAATCAAATAGCCATTAAAAAATACAACAAAATCACAAATATTACGAATACCTTTATACCCGGCTGTATCATCTTTAAAACGGTCAAAACATACACCGCAATCATCAAGCTGGGAAGCGATTAAAGCTTCAAACTTTTTTCCTAATGAAACAGGCATTTTCCTAATCCTTTCTACATTGTGAACGATATATACAGTATTGACAAATTTTAGCTTTAATACCAACAGGTTTTGGCGGTACTATATTCGCATCCACATAATCATCACAATCCTGTATTAATTGTATTAAATCTTTTTTCATTTTTTCTGTTATTTCAAGCAAATAACATTTCTTTTCGCAAGTATCCCTATTTTCATAAACGAATATAATTTTATCAAGTCCTAAAGATAAGGAATATGCAATGGCCTGTCTTTTATGGTCTTCATCTACATCATTACGAGTAACAAACTTGCGGGAAACTTCTGTCTTAAACTCTATAATGTATAACTCACCTCTATATTTAATAATACCATCGCATAAAAAACTAATATTCCAAGTTTCATTAAAAAGCTGTGTTTCAATACCTCGTTTACCTTTTACAATAATTCCGGGTAATTCTTTTTGTTCAACATATTTAGCCACATCTAAATATTCACAAGCAAAGCCATTCTTTTTCATTTCAATAACAGCATTTTGTAAATGTTCATGCCTATCAGTTCCAGACTCCCCTATACCGATAAGGGGAGCCTCTTTAATAGAACTGTCAGGTTCTTGCTCAACAATTTGATAAAACATATTACGAATACAATTCAAACTGCTGGGCTTATAATGAGCACTAGGTTTACGTTTATTACTATTTGCTGTTCTTTCAATGGACTGCAAATAATCTTGTAAAAAAGATTGTGCTACTGGACTTTGCTTCTTTGCCTCATTTACTAAAGTAAGTAAATTTTTTAAAGAAGATTTAGCCATCGATATCCTCGTCTAAAGAAGATAAAATTTGAACGACTTTACCTTCTACCATTTTAATAGCTGTTGGTGTGCCATATGATAAAGTGATGATATCTGTGGATAAAGTATTTACAAGTTCTTTAAATTGAACAATGTCCAATAAGCACTCAAATTCTTTAAAATCATCACTTTCATCATATGGAATAATTTCTTCTGCTTTTGTTCTTGAAGAAATCATTTTAAGGCCTGTTTTAGTAAACAACAATTTAATAGTATTTTTATCATATTCAGATACGAAAATACTTAAACGATCTAATGCCGCCTGCACTAAAGATTTTTTAATTGTACAAGTAGAAGGAAATTCTGTTTCTAAAAAACCATCAAGAGCTTCTACAGGATACGATTCAATATCTTCTAATTGTGTGCCTGCAATTTCAATCGTTTTGGATTTAATGATAACATCATTATCTACGAAATATACCTGTACATCTTCCTCTGTAATTAGAGTTGACAATTTCAATAATTCGATTGGCAATAATGCAGGTCTTTTAAAAACATTTACTGAATATACGCAAAGCCTCAAGCTATCCGTGGTCATTACCCTGTCATTGAAATAATATCCAGTTATTACAGGATTTTCAATGGTTTTAGCTAAGCTTGCTGTGCAAATATCATAAACCGCCTGAAGAATTGGCTGTTTAACACGTACGGGTTTAACATCCTCAGGTATTTCTATGGAAACGTCCGGAAATTGCAATATATCCCCATTTTCGTCCAGTACAAGCTCAATATGATAATATCCATTACCTTTAAAAGTTAAAACACCTTCCTCAATGGTAAGAATAATATGCTCACTTGTTGTTTTACTTACAAGCTTAGCAAAACTTGCAACAGGCAATACACAAGAAATATTTGGAGCTTTTACTTTATCTTTGTAAATACTTAAAAAATTAGCTCCATCTGTAGTTCTTAAACACAATACATTATCTTTTACTTCAAAACCAATATAATTCGTTAAAGGAATAAGTTTATCACAACTTGCACCTTTAACAACTCTGGATACCATATCTTTTAACTCTGATGTAATAATATCAATTTTCATTATTTACTACTCCTTACTAAATTAATAAAAGATTGTTGTTCATCAAGATTTTCAAAAACGCCACTAGTATGCAAAGTTCTTGTAACCGCTCCTGGCTTTTTAATACCTCTTGCAGTCATACAAGAATGTTCTCCTTCAATCATTACAATTACATTGTCAGTCGATAAAATAGCAGACATAATACGATGAATACTAAATCCCATTCTTTCCTGAATTTGAAATCTTTTTGCAACCATATCAGCAATACGTGCCATCTTCGAAAGTCCAATTACTTTCGTTCTTGGATAATATCCAATACTTACATTCATATTATACATCAATGCAAGATGATGTTCACAGTGACTAAAAACAGGAATATTTGTACAGGTTACAATACCATGACCAGTTGTTTCAAAACACTTGCCAAACTTACTAACAAGATCGGAATCAGAATAGAACTCACCCTCAAGTTGCTCTAACATCATTTTTGCAAATCTTTTAGGAGTTTCCTTTAATGAAGGATCTTGAAGATCTTTTCCAAAAGCCTGTAAAATAAGCTCTCCTGCGGATATAAGCATTTGTTCTTTAGTATTTTCCATTTTATACTCCTCTTTCATCCGGATTCCATATAATTTTATGAAGTTGAACTTGTACCATTGTATTTTCAAACATATTATCTTTAACAAATTGAACAAGTTCTTTCGGTTCAATCTGCCCATACACTGGGCTAAGAACATAGGTACAAATCAAATCCATATTATAAATTCGTTTAAATTCTTCTAAATCTTCTTTAGTAGCAACAACGAATTTCAATACATCATTATAAGTGAGCTTTTTAAGATTACTTTCAAGCATTGAACCTAGCATACCACTACTCGGACATTTCCAATCCATTGTAACAAATACTCCGGGCAAACTACAACATGGTTCAATCGGCACAGAACCATTTGTTTCAATATTTACATGATACCCACCCCAAGATAAAGCTTCAATAAGATCGTTCATACCCGCTCTAAATAATGGTTCTCCACCTGTTAAAGTTACACGGCAACAACCAATTTTAGCAATGCTTTCAAGAATTTCCTGTAAAGACATATTTGGTTCTTGAACATCTTGTGCGTAAAGGGTATCACAATAACTACAACATAAGTTACAGCCATTAAAGCGTACAAAAGTTGAAAGAAATCCAGTTCTAATTCCTTCACCTTCCACACTTAAAAACATTTCATTTACACTATATATCTTCTTGTTCATAAATTGCTAAATTCCCTTCGCTTTCTTGTACTTCTACTCTGTAACACGTTGGAATAATATCACAAATATATTTTGCAATATTTTCAGCTGTTGGATTAAAAGGAACAACTTGATTAATACTTTGATGATCGAATACATCCATTACACATTTTTTAATATGTGTAAAATCCTCAACCATGCCATAATCAGAAAGTTCTCTAGCTTTGCAATAAATTTTAACTTTCCAATTATGACCGTGAAGATTAGCGCATTTACTCTCATAAGGCAGATTTAAATAATGAGATGCAGATATTTCTAATTCTTTGATAACTGTGTACATTTTCTTCCTCCTGGTTTAATACGATTATGATATCTTTTTACTTTTACTTCGTGAATAAGATTTAATAATACTTCAGCAGAAACTAATAAATTACCATTAGTATATTCATTTGCATATAAAGCAGTCTTTGCTCTTGTTTCTAGTTCTTTGATGGTTTTACCGTCTACCATTTTTGCCATAATTAACCTCGCAAAGCTGGATCTTTTACACCATTAACTTCAAAAGCATGAGCTCTATCTCTACATGTACCACATACTCCACAAGGTTTTTCTCCACCCTCATAACAAGACCATGTAAATTTATAAGGGACTTTCAATGACAATCCAGCTTTAACAACTTCGCCTTTATTAAACATAATCAAAGGAGCTCTTAATGTAAGTTGGCCGCCAGTACCTTCTAAAATTGCTTTACGCATGGCATCCACAAATTCAGGAGTACAGTCCGGATATGCCCTACCAGCCGCATCATCTGCATGAGCGCCATACCACACTTCACAGCCCCCGAGGGAATAAGCCAAAGACGCCGCTGAAGATAACATTAAGCCGTTACGAAATGGTACATAGGTACTAACAGTCCCTTCACCACCTAATTCCTTTAATTGTTCGGCATAGGTAGTATGTTTAATTTCATTTTTACTATTTTTTAATAAACAGCAATCACTCAATTCCATAATACTACTAATATCCCGAACAATATGTTGAACACCATAATGTTCCGCTAACTTTTTAGCACAAGCTAATTCTTTCTCATGCTTTTGGCCGTAGTAAATAGATAACGCTGTTACCTCTTTATTGCCATAACAATCAACTGCCATACCTAAACAAGTAGCGCTATCAACACCACCGCTCAACAATACAACTGCTTTCAAAATAATCGCCTCCTAATAATTTTTCCACCATGATAAGTATATTCTTTTGCCCAATCCATCAAAAATGTTACATTCCACAAATCGCGTTGAACATAATCTTCCATTAACTGCTCAAAATCGAAATTCTTGCTTTTAATGTAAGATTTTAAATCTTCCAAAGCTACAGCACTACCATTTAAAGGGTGAGCCATTTTATCCTTTTGCTGAGCACTAATAATAATAGTACCCCATGGAGTATAAATTGCTCCATTATGCCCGCTTTGAATCCACGAAGAACTATCTGCAGAAGTAACTGGATATTGGACTAAAGTTTTTCTTACAGTCATTCCAAAAGCATGGACTTTAACATTGGGATTACTCGAACTTTTTATAATATCAAAACATAACGATAAAAAGTTCTTTTGTACATCTTTAGGCTTGCCCACCATACCACCAAGAGCGATATATTTTAATGGTTGGCCATTTTCATCTCGCCATTCTAAGGCTCTACGCAAACACCATATCGGTTCACCCACATGGAACGTATATAGTAAGCCATCCTTATTTAAAACAGCATCCCTCATATACAAATAATTTTTCCATGTTTTTACAGCTGCATCTAATACTTGTGCTTGTGTAGGCTTTTGCCTGATGTTTCCTGGAATACAGTCCAATTGACCAAATAAATCAATATACTGCACTCTGTCGTTTAAAAAGTAAACATAATCATCAACATTAATATATGTACCTTTAGTCCATGCAGTAAAAGCACCACTGTCAATAAATAGTTTACCTTTTCGACCGTATTGATTAATCCAGCCAATCCATCTATCAATATTTTTCCTTTCGTTCAAATAACTGAATAGATGATTGGCTCCCATATCGAACAAGCACTTATCTACATGATCTGTAACTTGTCCCGCAAAATATAAATCTAACATTACAAACCCCCTTTCTGTTTATATTACTATTATACCTTACTATTATAATAATGTCAATAAAAATAACCATTACGATTCAGTCGTAATGGTTATTAATAGTCTTATTCGTTTTCATACCAACACTTTGTGATTTCAACATCACATTTTAAAGGCACAGAGAGTGAGGCTGCATTTATCATACATTCAGAAAGTAATTCAGCACATCTTATTTTATTCTCCTCTGGACATTCCCCAATAATTTCATCATGTACCTGAATAAGTAGTCGGAAGCCAAGCTGTTTTAACTCTTCACAACGACTAATAGATAACATGGCGAATTTTGTTAGGTCAGCCGCACTTCCTTGTACCCTAGCATTTACACACATACGAGTTGCATCAGCAATTTTCATCCGATTATCAACTACCTTTATACCCTCGTTATTCGCCTCTTCAATTACGGCTTGATGTTGCTTAAAGCTCTTACATCCAGCTAATTTATTCCAATAATATGTTACAATTTCTTCAGGTACTTCAGTATTTTGATCTTCATCATCGGCAAGTGGGTCATAGTCTTTCGACACACCATCTTTCCAATAAAATTCGTAGGTGTCTAATTGCATATCAGGAAGTCTTCTTTTTCTTCCCCATGCAGTAGTTACATAACCTAGATCTCTTGCCATTTGCCGACTCTCTTCTCTAAATGTTTTTAATTTAGGAAAAGCGTTTAAAACTGCATCGTATATTTCCTGAGCTAATTTTTTAGAAATATGTAAATCATCTGCAATAGCCGGGATTCCTTTATCATAGTTAATACCTAAAAGAATAGCCTTTGCTCGACTACGTCTTTCCTTTCCTTCAGGATTGTGTGTGCCATCGGGTCTAAATTCCAAACAATCATCATACGGAACATTGAAAGCTAATGAAGCGATTTCGGCATACAAATCTTTTCCATCGATATAAGCCTGAATACCTTTTTCGTCCTGTGCTAAATGCACGGTCAATCGAGGTTCCTGAGCTGAGTAATCGCAGGATAACATTACATAGCCGTCACTAGCCTTGAACATTTTTCGTATGTCTTTTGCATGACTGGGAATGTTTTGCAAATTGGGGTCATCACTCGAGAAACGACCTGTAATTGTTCCAAGTTGATTAAATCTCGCATGAATCCTCCCTGTTTTTGCATTTATAATTTTTGGGAATTTATCTACATATGTAGATACTAATTTTGAAGCCTTACGAAATTTCAATAAGGCCGTTACCAATGGATTATCAAACTGCTCAAGAATTTCTTCTCCTGTGCCACGAGGTTTCTTCTTGCTTACTGGAGGCAGTTTCATAATATCATACAACAGGATAGATAGTTGCTCTGGACTGGCTGGATTAATCTTCTCAGGCAGTTTACAAGAAGAACCTTGTTTGATTCTATATTCTTCGATTTCAGATTCATAGAGTGAAAGAGTTTCTTCGAACTCTACCGCAGCTTCACTCATAAGCTTGTTATACTTTTCAGATAACTTTTGCTGAACCTCTAAATCAAGAAATACTCCTGTATCTTCCATTTCAGAAACGATTGGAACCAATGGCATTTCTAATTCATGGAATATTTTAGCAACATCTTGCAACTCATACTCTCTGCATACTTCAGTATCGGTTAAAAACGGACGTTGAAATTCGGCTAATTCATATGTAATCATAGGGTCATTAGCCGCATATAAATACGCAACATCAACAGGAATCATTGTAAACGGAATACCCGCAAACAACTCTGAAAATGTATGCGATTTATCCTTGCCTTTATTAACGTACTTATCCCATAAACCCTTTAAACTATTATTTTTATTATTTTCATCGAGCAGTCGTTGTGCAATATAGCCATCCCACCAACAAAACATTTTAATGCCTAAAGTATGTTTTAATACCCTACAGTCAAAATCGCTATTAAACATATCAATTTTCACTTTTGCATCTATTAAACGCTGTAATTCACGTTTAACAATTTCAGCTGAAATTTGCCCTTTGATCGGCATACCTGTCATATAACTAACATGATTTACAGGTACATAAGCAGCTTTATATCCTGGAGTATATAAACAAACACCTGCTAAAGTTGTAGTGATGGGATCTAAACTTGTTGTTTCTGTATCGATTGCCCCAATACCATTTTCAATAAATTTATCAATTAAATCTATTAAAATAGCTTCATCCATAACATTTAAGTACATATCTTTTTTATCGGCAAAATACCTATTTGTCATGGCTTTAATTGAAGTAATTCGACTAGATAAATTACCTGCCTTCAACTTTACGTTTCCGGCAGATAATATAGGTAATTTTGATTTAGCTTTATTGACAACTTGTGCATCCGTTATTTTTGATGAACGAGGTTTAAAATCAAATAGAGCCATTAGAAGCTTTCTCTACGATTACGTCGAGCTTTAGGTTCTGCAGGTGTACGTCTTTTAACCCCTTCATCTGTGGCAGGATTTCTTCTTTGGGATTGTTCTTCCAATCCTGGCATTTTACCAGTATCTAAAAATTCATCCAGTTCTTCTGCTGTTTTATTTAATAAGAATGTTTCCGGAACTTCTGGAACTTCTGGAAAATCTTCCAATGTTTTATCGTCACCTTTTATTGGAAACAAAAGATATTCAGTAGTTTGTTCTCCTTTTGCTCCATTACGTTCAATTTCAATTGATTGTGAGCATAAAGGATTATAACGCGCACATAAACTTGTGAGCTTATCGATAAACTTTTTACCACGTTCCCATAATTTAACAGAACCATCATCTTCTATATATAATGGAACAAAAACCCGTAATTGAATTTTATTTCCAGAAGCACATAACGGACAAACTTCCACAGAATCATTAATCTGTCTTAGGCATTCAACCCATTTATCTCGGCCATTAATTTTGACACGATGAAGTGAATGAGCTTCAATATCGTCAACATTATTATACAAAATTCTTACTGTAGCAACATCGCGATCTTCTTTAAGTTGAAAAAAATTAGTTGTATTTGTAGTATATTGGTCTACTTCATCATATCGAACTCGTGCCATGTTTTATTCCTCCTCGTCCTCTAATGCCTCTGCCTCAACTTCTGGAGTTTCTACTTTTTTAGATGCTTTTTTTGCAGCCTTTTTAGGTTTTACACCTAATTTTTCAGCAATTGCTTCTTTTTTCTTTTGTTCTTCTTTTTCCAATTTTTTCTGGCGTGCGGCCTCTAATGCCTCTGCCTTTTGAGCCTTACGAGTATTTACACCTTTTTGATATTCAACAGAAGCAGCTACACATTTACGGATAAGATTTGCAGTTTTCTCATTATCCTCTGTTAAAGAAATACGAGCATCAAACATATGCTTCATAGTCTTATATTCAATATTCAGGCCATCAAGAGCTTTAGTACGAAGCCACAATACAATTCCTTTAGTGCTAAAAGTAAAGGCCATGCACATATGCCCATCAAGTTTAATGGTGTGGAAACCTTTAACACGAGTTACAAAAATTGTGCAACCAGCGGCTTTAACAATAGTTTCAACAACATCTTTCAAAGGAGAAATTTGACGTGGAGCTTTAGGCTCTTTTACTTTTTTCTCTTTTTTAGGTTTTGGTTCTTTTTTAGCTTCAGCTTTCTTAGTACCACGTTTTACAGGTTTTACTGGTTCAGGTTCTTCCTCAGATTCTTCATCCTCTTCTTCGCAGTCCTCAACAGCGTCTTCATCCGCATCTTCGACTTCTTCTTCCTCAGAATCCTCAGAAGCTTCCTCGTCAACTTCCTCTTCAGTTTCTTCTTCTTCAAGATCTTCGACTTCCTCAACTACTTCTTCCTCAACTTCCTTGTAAAAGCGTTCATAAGATTTGCGATTAACAATTCTTTCTTTACCGGAGTTCAAATCTTTTAAAGTGATGTCATCTCCATCTTTGCTAACCAATTCAAATTCTGCGTTGTTTCTTGTGCAAATTACTTTCATAATACTACCACACTTTCTAAATAAATTTTGTAAGGTTTTCACCTTCAATTACATTATACCCTTCGTAAATTCAAAAGTCAATACTTTTTGGATAAAAAAATTTCAGGGCAATTTTTAAATTCCTGCTCAGATAAATCATTAATATCTTTACCTCTTGGAACTACTAAAGATTTAACCAATTTATTATCAATAACTTTAATTAATCTCTTAGCGCCTTTATCTCCAGCTTCATCTCCATCAAAAGCGGCTACTATTTTTCTAAAAGGAAGTTTTTTAATTAAATTAAATTGTTCTGGCGTTCCTGTACCTAATAATGCTATAGCGGCTACACCATATTTAACAGCCGTTATAGCATTTATTATACTCTCACACACATATAATGTATCTTGACTATAATCCAATTCATACACACCATATAATGGTTTAAACACGTTTTCCGGATAATGGTAAAGCTTGAAATGTATTGCCCTTCGTGCAATAAACAGAGTTCTGCCCTGCATATCCCTTACAGGGAATGTTATGCAGGGAAAGGTATTTTCATTTTTCTTTAACTTAAATTTAGGGTCATAACCAATATCGTATTTTTCAATAAGTTCTTCAGTAAGACCTCGTTTAAACATATAATCATGATAATAACGATATCTATCTAATTGTTTTTCCGGAACATATTGTTGTTCTGAATGATTACTGTTTCTACTCAATTTTAAATCTAAAGGTTTTCTATCTTCTATATCTATAGATAAAAAATTCTTTATTAGCCACTTTGTACCATATGCACCCGAATCATCATATCCATAAATATAACTAATCATTTCAGGCAGTGTTGCAGTATATCCACACGTAAAACAATGTACAGTCCCGGCTGGAATTTTTTTACCATTTATTATTTTATCAACTCTTGATATACCACAAGAAGGCCTTTTTTCTTGCCCATTATTATGCACCGGACAACAAATTTGTATATTTGAATCTGTTACTATAAACCGACCAAACAAACTAATACCTAATTGTTCTTCTATCTGTGATTGTAAAAATTGCAAAATAGAAACATCGTCTTCTAATAAAGCTTTGCCTCGAATTGTAAACATTAAAAGACCTCTTTTCTATCTTTATATTTTTTACGTTGTGTTTCTTCGACTTTTTGTCGTTCCTGCGGAGCTACTGAATCCGTTGCACTTGGCACATAAACAAAACGCCCTTTATCGATATCCCAAAAATAAATCAGATTTACTCCTACAGCACCAGTTCTATTTTTAGTCAAAGATAATTTTAAGCCAGCGCCTGTTTGCCTAATAAACAATACCTTTGAACTATTTTGGCCAATACTATCGCTATCGGCTAAATTAGTTAAGTCTGGATCGTCTTGAACGTTATCTTTACGAATATCACCATCACGATTTAATTGGGATAATCCGATTATTGGAATATCATATCTTTCTGATAAACGCATTAAACCTTCAGTTATACTAAATAATTGTTCTGTTTTACTTTTTCCTCGACGATATGTTTCATCGTCCATTAAACTGTATTGGTCAATACCAATGATATCAGCCTTACAAGCCGTTATCATTGATTGTATAGAGGATACGGTTGCCCTACCACCAAAACTTTTAGGTGTAAAAACATAAAAAGGCAACATATTTTTCTGTGTTTTATCAATAAAATCTTCATAACCTGAAACATTTTCACCAATAACAAGAGCTTTATTCGAAAAATTGGCTAATAAAGTATCAAAACGATACCCAATTTGCATATCATTCATTTCGCCGCTGTACATAGCAACACGCTTGCCCTGTTTCCATGCCTCTACTAACATTTTCAATAATATCCACGTTTTACCCTGATTAGGTCTTCCTGCTACAGTTAATAATTCGTTTCCTGGCTCTAATCCATATATTACTTCGTCGAGTTCAGGAAATCCGGTTTTGATATAATTTGTTCCAAATTCCTTTTTTTGTTGGTGTAATTCTAATCTTTCTTTTGCTTTTTTAACTATATTAGAGCCACCAACAATATTTTGACTATTTAATGCAACTACCTGTGCAGATAAATAATTCAAAGCTTCCCTTGAATCGTCCCGCATTTTATCTGCGGTTTCCTGCACTACAGAAACCATCTGTGAATATAAATATTCTTCTCTTAGAGTGCTAATTAAAAAGTCGTCAGTTTCTTTAACTTCTGTAATTGGGAAATCTGGAAAATTTTGAAGCATTGTTTCTTTATCCGGAACTTTGCCATAAAGACTAACATGTCTACGAATAAAATTAAACTCTTCTTCGTATTCTAAAAAATAATCTTCCGTTAGGTTGTTTTGTGTAACAATATCAAAACTTCCTGTATTTAAACATTTGCTTAAAATTTGAAGTTTAACCACGACGTCTATCCTTTCCACGCAAAGCAACAATATCTCCACTCAAAATTCGACTGGATAAGCGTTTACCAACCTGTTTTTCTAAATCTTTATCAGAAACATTACTTGTAAAAATATTAGCAAGTCCCATATTCATTCTTGAATTAATAAAATCATATAAAGTATTTTGTTCAAAAGCGCTTAATCCTGAAACTGCAACATCATCCCAAACTACTAAATCAACAACAGGAATCAAATCTAATAAATCTTGTACATTATTTGCTGAATTAAAGGATTGTTTTATGGAAAACAGTAAATTTTGTGTAGAAAGGAACAGTCCCCGAGGTTTAAATCCGTTACCTAGCCAGATTTCACTAAAGTATCGCAGGAGAAATTTTGTTGCCCATGTAGTTTTCCCATTCCCAGTAAAGCAACTGTGAATAAATAAATTTTCACCCGCCGCCACAAAATTAATAATATCCTGTTTTAAATCATTAAGATATTCAAAACTATCATAATCACAACTATCAGGTTTTAAATTTACAGATTTCTGATATACTTTTGGAATACGGCTAGTATAAATTAAAAAATCAAATTCCATAAATCTTAAACAACTAGCACAACAGTCAGTTGTTTTGTACTTGCCACAAACATCTTTAAACCAGCATTTTTCACGATCAAATTTATACTCATACATAATCAATACACCTTGTCAATAATAGTGTGATCTAATCCATCATCTTCCGGAGTTTGTTGGATATTATCAATAGGCTTATCTTTACGTTGCAATTCCCACACAGGCACTAAAACTTTATATCCTGCCGCAAGGGCTGTTTGAACTCTTGAATATACTTCTGTAAAAGATCTGCCTTTAAGGCTATTTAAAATTGCTTGCCATTGTTCTGGCTCTAATTTAAATTTTAATCGATATTTTAGATATGAACTCAAACAAGCTTTTAATACAGTCCTGTCATTCTTTATTGAAAAATTTTCTAAAAGAAAAGCGTCCAACTGCTTATCAAACCGCGAAAAATTATTTTCTTTGCTTGTTTTAGCACGTACCCCCCTTATACCCCCTAGTTTATTATCTATATTGCTATTTGGTATATTATTCTTATTGTCTAATTGTCTAGTATTATTATATTTATTATTTTCTTGTGTTCTACTTTCTGGAACACGTTGTTCTACTTTCTGGAACACGTCAAAATTAATAGCATACGCATTTTTTAGTCCAATACCATTTTCGTGCATTGACTGTTTTTTTAGAATCAAATCTTTCTCGACTAAAGAATTTATACATTTCTGAACTGTTGCATTTGATAAATTTAAATGTTCAGCAAGACTTCTAATAGTCATTGTAAAATACTGATTTTCAACATTTGCATATCTATAAATTACAGCATAAATTGTTAGCTCCGAACCACTTAATTTAAGGTCTTTAAACATCCATTCGTGTACTGTATAGTAGAAATCTTTCATAATTTTTCCTCAATTCTTTTATTTGTATACAATTTTTGTCGGTTTATCAATTCTTCTAGTATTAGCTTTTATAAAATCCTGTCTAGCTGCTTTTGTAGCAACTTGTTCATCAGACATTTTTTCTTGCAATTCAATTTCAATAATAATCTCTAACTCTCTATATTTTTTATAAATTGGGCAACTATCTTGCATACAGGGCTTGAAGTCTGTAATGATCTCCCCTTTATTATTAGCCCCTTTGTGTTCTACCTCGCAGGCATTAACGGTGTTGATACCCACTAATAAAGCCATACTCATTAACAATACTTTTTTCAACATAATAAATCCTCCTTATAACAGGAAAAGCCCCCTATATGATTGGCGGTCATAGGGGGCTTTAGCCTGACAAATAAACAAAAATGAGGGTTAAAAAGCGGCAAATACTTTTTGCAGTTACTCCTGAACATATCCGGGAACCGACCGCCAAGTTATTTCCCGCTTCTGTTATTATAATACCACAACCATTACAGGTTGTCAATACTTCGTAAAAAATTTTTATCTGCCACTGAACATTTTACTTGTTTCAATAATTTGATTATCTACTTCATCATTTACACGACTCCAGGCTTTCTGCCTTACTTCATTTATATCGTCGCCAGTTTCTAGGCTAATTAATTCACTGGTTTCAAAGGTAAAAAATTCACCGTTTATTTGGCAACTCCGTTTGCTTGAAACTGTAATTTCTTTAATCTTTGGCATATTTAATATCCATCCTTTGTGATTTTTTAACTACCTGAAAAACAATTAATTCTTGTGGAAGTTTTTTATCTTCAAAAGCTACTTTATCTAACATATCATAATCAATAACTGTTTTAACGGCTAGACATTCTGGATGATTTTCTTCAAGCCATGTTATTAATTTATCTTCATCGAAACTTGTTTGTTCAACTTCTTTAATTATTACTTCGCCATCATCAACAGTTATTGAAGATACATTATTTTTTTGCATATAAGCACGAACATCTTCTTTTAACTTTTTAAGTTTTTTACTAAGAAGGCTTTCTTCTTTATGTACACTAATTAATTCTTTTATTATTTTGTTCATTTTATTACCTCCAAACTAAATAAGCACAGCCAACAATTAATAATACAGCAAAAATAATAAGCGCTACGTATTCACTTGAAGATACAGGAGCTCCAATATCATTACACAAATAATTGTTTACCGTAGAATTTTCAGATTCTTTAGCTTTTGGTAAAGAATTATCGGCTGGAACAAAAGAATTGCAAACTTTAGCTGTTTTTTGATTGCATGTATCTTCAAAAAAGCATAAATTGCAATCTGTGCTTTTAGGTTTAAAACCTCTTCTTTTCTTTCTACGACTTCTTGACACATTATCCCTCCTTAATAAAGTAACATATTAATGATTTCCTGCATACGAATAATATTACCACTATCAACAATACCCTGTGATAATAATTCTTTACGCCGAACAATCATCTCGACCTTTTCATCTATTGAATTGGCACAAACAAGAGAATAAATATTTAAATTATTTGTTTGACCAATACGATGACATCTATCAATACATTGCTGTTTATCTGCACCAGTCCAAGGACTATCAAAAAATATTACATTATTTGAATTATTGAAAGTTAAGCCAGTACCCATTAATTTTATAGTACCAACTAAAGCAACTTTGTTTTTGTCCGCCTTAAAGGAATTTTCTGTGTCCTTTAGGTTTTTATTTTTGGCAAGATACCCCATAGCATTGTAAGGTTTTAGAATATCAACTATTATCTGCACTACCTCAGCCCAATTACTAAATATAAGGCATTGTTCCCCTCTACTGGCAATTTCGTCCACCAGTTCTACTAATTTATCTAATTTAGCAGATTTTTGAACTGTAGAGCTTACTAGCTGCGGAGTTCCAACGACCTGTCTTAATCTTGTAAATTGTGCTAATGGATTTGGACTTAACATTATTAAATCAATTTTATCTTGCAATCCAGCTAATACTTCTTTGTATAAAGGTTCTTGCTCTTTATACATATCAACATAAACTGTTTGTGGAAATTTTTGTGGTAATTCTAAAACATCTTCTTTTAATCGTCTTAATTGAATATTTTTCAATCTTGTTTTTAATTCTTGCAAATTTCGATATCCAACTATTTCACGATCCATATACCCACCAAAAATACAATAATGATTTTTAAAGGCTGTATAACTATTTTCTTCATAACCTAATGATTTAAAGATAATAAATAAATCCATAGGTTGATTAACTAATGGTGTACCACTCATTGTTACACGATAATCATTTTTGTTTTTGGTATTCATCACCTTAATGAATCCTTTTCCCTGTGCAGAGAGTGGATTCTTAACCTTATGAACTTCATCAATGAAAATAGCTCCTATAGTTCCATTCTCATGATATTTTTTTAGTAATTTAACAATAGCTTCTTCCCGAAATGCTTCTATATTTATAATCCAGAAAAATTCTTCCGGAACTTCTTCTAAATCTTCTAATTTAGCTTTTGTTCCACCATCATATAATTTATTACTTCTTTTTCTAGAACGAAAACCTAATAATTTATAAGTTTCATCACTATGTGTTTCAATTTCATCACGCCAGTTCCAACGTAGTGAAGCTACACCACAAATAACAAGGCAATGCTCTACACCTTGTATTTCCTTCAGATATCTGGCTAAATCAATTATTTGCTTTGTTTTACCAAGACCTTGTTCATCACCTAAATGCCAATGTCTTTTATCAATACCATATTTAACACCTTCTATCTGATATTGATAAGGCTTTGTTTTAAATGTAAAATCTCCAAGATCATTTTGCAATAATTCTTCACCAATTATTTGGTATTCTTGATTAATTAAAATATTTTTCACTGCTTGTAAATGTATAGGAGCAATTTCCCAACAATCAGAATTTACATGAAAATATCTAAATTCTAATTTTCTAAATTTACTTACAATATCAATATCAAAACTGCATTTAATAAATAAACAGTATTGAAAATCTTTAAATTTTTTAGATTCTTTCACATTAATTCTAATCACAATTATTGGCCTCCTTATATACTAATTATACCGCAATGATTTTAAAATGTCAATAAAAAAGAGTACATTCCGAAGAATGTACTCTTTAAATTAAGCTTTGGCGACTTGCATATAGTAGCGATAAGCTTTGCCTTCGCTAACATCGGGATCTTCAAACCAAGCCTTGCTCATTTTAACGTAGGTCGCTGTATCAGAACCTAATACGTTGTAATAATCGCTATAAAGCATATTCATTACAAAATATAAATCCCAACGGTTAAATCCGATACATTTAATACCATACTGGCGGATTACATCATCAATCTGTTCAACAGACCAGTGAGCTCCTTCCGTACCATCTACGTTCTTGAAATTTTCAACAGCTTTTTCAGCTAACCAATCACTAAAATGCTCACCATAACACTCTTTATACAATTTGTCAACGACTTCGTCATAAACTTCTTTATCCGAATATTTTAATGGTTTAATAGCACTTTTAAAAGTTTCCATTAAAATATCATTAGTAAGACCTAAATCTTTCTGCTCTTTAAGATGTTTTAATAATGTTTCTAACATATTAATCTTCCAATACTTCTACCGTAGGTACAGTAGGTGCTGTTGGAGTATAAACAGTATTAGGCACACAACACAACATAGAGAAATGATTCGGGTCACTACCAAAGATAATTGGATAAACTCTACGGCAACGAATTTGATCTGCTCTTAACAGATTACCTGTGCGGGTATAAACCGGATAAACAGTAGTTCCGATTTGAATCTGCACTGGAAGCGTATTCGCCCCTGAAGGAAGACTCTGTGCAAGCACAAGACAAAATCTTTTTAAATTGGTGAGTGTAGGTGTAGTGCTAAGAGTGATAACTAGATTAGTTGAAGTAGTTGTGATGCTGGAACTTTTAATAAATCTATCACAGCGGTTACAGGCCACAATAATCACTTCCTAATTAGATGCAGCCACAGCCATTGTTGCAACCGAATCCATTAGCGGAAGTATAGGGGCTGCAAGTAATGTATGCGGGCTGCGGGAATGGACGAACTGCGTTAATAATGTTTTGAGTTTGGGACAAGTTGCCAAGTTGCAGTTGAGCAGCTTGCAGTTGATCACGAAGCTCTTGCATTACATTTGCAGTCATCAGAGCACGAGTTGCTTCAGCTTCTGCATGAATTGCAGTAGTGATTTCACAAGTGTTCTTGTAGTTTTCTGCACGAACAGCATCAATATTGCGATTAGTTTCGCAGCAGCATTGCTGTGCGGCAAAGCGACTTTCTGCGATTGCAGCATTAGTCTGGTTGAATCCTTGACACAGACCCATTTGTAAAGCGCCAGTAGATTCACAGATATCTTTTTGGATACCGAAATTCTGATTAGCAAGCTGATTAAAGCCACGATCCAAAGTATTATTAAGGTTGGTATAAAGAAATTCATTAGTCAAGGTATTTACAGCACCATTAGCGCCGTTACCACCAAAACCGCCGAAGCCACCGCCCCATGCGAGTAAGAAAAATAACATTACTACCCACATCCAGCCAGCTCCACCACCCATGAAGCCATCGCCATCAGATTTGTTCATGTCATAGACAGGAACCATTTGAGCACCTTCGAATGCCATGATAAAACACTTCCTTTAATTTATTAAATCAAAATCTTTAGGTGCGCACCTTTTTAGATTTTAATTCCAAAATTACTTAAAACTCCCATAATTTGTTTAGGATCAATACCTTGAGTTTTAGCTAAATTAAAAGCCGTTTCTTTTAATTGATCCGGAGTTTTGCCTTGTGCCATTTTCATGGCCTGTTGAAATTTAGGGTCATTTCCGAACATGTGCTGCATTGCCGTTTGAGGATTTTGCATTTGCCGGAGTTGGTTGAATGCTTGCATCATTTGCATTAGATTCATTTTGCTGACCTCCTAACTGATTTAAGAAATTTTCTATATTCTGTACCCGCTGATTTAAACCATTAAAATCATTAGATGTTACATATTCAATCTTATTTTCTTGTGGATTTACTAACTTATAAGTTTTTAATTCGGCTAAACCATTCATACTCAATTGTTTTGTATAAATTTCACCATCTTGAATATTCACAAATACACTCATAGATCCATCTAAAGCAATTCTAGCAGCTTTAGCTTCTTCTAAACAGGTAACAGGAACTGCTGATATAAATGATTGCATTTGTTGTGGCTGTTCTACTTGTCCGAACATATTTGGAACTTGAGGATTTATGGCTCTCTGCATTTGCTGAACTTGTTGCATACGATTATAACCATAATTAGGATTTGTCATTGGATTATTCATAGGATTCATATAATTATCGGGATACATACATTTGTCCTCCTACCGCCGCCACCATATTTGGTTGATATTAAACTTTTTTGTAGTGGCGCATGGTTTATTACCTGTAATTATTGTAACAAAAATAAACCGCCCACACATATCCTAAATTGTGTAGACGGTTTGTCTGTTTATTCCCTTGCTATTGTTTTTGCAATAGGAGCTCAATATATGGTTTTACTTCGTCCGGAATTAATTCCTTTTCATTACTAATAATGGTTTGTAATTCCTTTTTGGCATTCCATAAGGCTTTGCCTACTGAAGAACTTTCAATTCCTAAGTCATCGGCTATCTCATAATATGATTTACCCTCAATATAAAACTTCCATAAAAGTAATTCACTTTTTGTTTTCAAGCCAGTCCCTTTTATAATCACCTTTAGTGCAATTAAAGATAATGTTTTAAGTCTTTTATTGAAATCTGATTCAGTCATTAGCTCCAAATACCCGCCAAGCTGTTATAATTCCTCCAACTAGACCACCTATAATTAAAGTTAGTATTGTATTGACAATTACTCTCTTATAATTATAGTAGTCCTTTAAATCTTTCATTTGATATTCTTCAAAATCTCGCTTTAAAGAACCTATACGTCCATGGAGAATTTCTTGATCTTTATTTAATCTAGATTCTAATTTATCAAATAATTTTAAAATAGTAACGACATTAAAGTTTATCTCTTGCACATCTTTACAGGTTTGACGGAATTGTTCTTCAAATAATTCTGACCGTTTTTCGTATCTATCACAACGGCTTTCTAAAGTTTTAATCCTTTGTAATAGTTCTGCAATTACCTTTTCATTTTCCATTTATTGTTTCTCCGTTACTTCTGTTCATAATAACACTGTTTCCAGCACCGGAAATAGTATCAGATTCTTCCGTAACAGTTCTTACAATACCTTGTTCATAAGTAAAATATTCTTTAGCAATAAGCACCGACGAAATACCCAATGCACAGGCACAAAAAAAGATGCAACAGAGAAAACCAATGACTAAAATTTTTAAAAGTCCTAATAATTTTACATTATAGTCCCGATAAATTTGAGCGTCTTTTGCTTTTTTATCTATTTCATCTTGTCTTTGCATTAACCTCTCTAGATACTTATCTAGGTGCTGCAAATCTTTATCATTTGGATTTTCCATTACATCCTCCTAGGATATCGCAATTAATAAAACAGTACCAAGTCCAATATACAATAAAGTTTTTTCAGCTTTTAATTGTTTAATCTTCTTTTTGTATTCTTTGGACTCCTGTTCTAAAGTCTGATTGCAACTCTCTAAGTATTTGATTTTGTTGTCGTAAGATGTCTTCAACATCGTTTGCTGTTTTTCCAATGTTATTACTGACTGATTGGCTTTCTGTAAGTTGTTGTTTAATTCCGTCCGTTGTTTTTTCAACGTCAGAATTTTGTTTATCGATTGTTCGTTTAGGGATATCGCTTGCGCTATTTGTTGTTCTTGCATTTCGAATTTCTTCGCTGGAACTAAATAATAATCCTGTGCATAAGCCTGCTGACATAAACCCAATGATAAACCAAACAACAAAAGCATGAAAAATATTTTTCTTTTCATTTACCATTGCTTCCAAGTAAAGTAAACTCCGATTGCAAATCCAAGTCCAAAGGAAATCAGTTTTGGATAACGATTAAAAGTAGCTTTTATTTTATCAAAAAATTCTTTAATTTCTTCCATTTTAGATTCCTCCTCAGTTATTCTGTTTCCAGATTGCCAATCCACGAATTACATCACCGCCGGGCTGGTTTTTCTTACCTGTTCCGGGGTCGTCTAAAAGAAGTAAATCCCATCTCATATCGGGATCGTTACCATAAAGACCATAACCATCAATATCAGCAGCTTCTGCATGAGTCATAACATGCTCCGAATCTATTGGAATTTCTAGAACAGTTGCTATAAAACAAATTATCTCAGCTAACCGTTCGACTTGAATTGGTGTTGGTGGATAACCATTCCAATTAATTCTTTCAGGATTTTTATAAACAGTCGCCCCATAAGCACAACATAAAGCGATTCCAATAGCTCCGCCATTACGATGCCATGTATGCTCTTTATAATCACTAAGCTCACCATTAATACGAACAGTTCCATCGCCTTCAATACAAATATGGTAATGAGCTTTTTCAACCCCATTCATCTGATATAAACCAGCCGTATGATGACAATATATTCGCTTAATAGAACTATTTTTAGCCCTTTCGGCAAGTGCAATAATTTCATTTATTGTTGTCATTAGTATTGTCCTCCTTTTCTTCAAGAATATCTACTATGCCATTTTGATTTTTATCAATAAATAATTTTGCTAAAAATGTAATGGCATAAACAGTCGACCCACTTACAAAAAAGGTCAAGAATGAAATGATTATTGGCAAGTCTGCCTCGTTTGTTACTTTTAGGTTGTGTATCCAACCATAAACAAACATTGCAGTAAAGCCGAGATACACCATTATAAGGTAGAAAGCTATATACTTAATGTATTTATTCCCTATTAATTGTGGTGTATTTTCAACTAATTTTTTAAACCAATTAAGTATCTTGTCTTTCATCTTATCCTCCTTTAATTATAATACATTATTTTTATTTTGTCAAGCCACCATAGGAGCTAGCTTAGAGGCTAGTATTCCTACGACTGAAACATATTTAGTCAATATCAATGAAGATTACACCACAGTAAACGAAACGAGAACAGTTCATATTCCATCAGGCGTTAAAGTATTAAAAGTAAGAGTCTATTCCGAAAGTGGTGCAGGTGGAGATGATTTCTGTACTGCATATGTTCAAAATGCCGACAATAAGAAAGTTTGGGTAATTGCTGAAAACTATGGTTCTTGTGATGAAACTAAATATGTCGGCGTAACAGGCGGGAAAGATTATAAATTAAATTTATATGCTGCCACTGAATATGATACAATGGCAGCATTAATACGAATTTCATATTCACAGTCGATTAATAATACAACTCCCAGTGTAACAGATTATTAGTAATCTGTAACTTCTACTGCGTGTGAATTGATAGTAGGCGACCATTCGAGTTTAAAATTCAACTCAGTGTAATTAGTATCAACATCTAAATTGCCTATAGTATAATCAATCCAAGATTTATTATTGTTAGCATTATACAACGAGTATTCTTCACCTTCTCCATAATTATATTCAGTCCAATTAGAATACAATTTATAGGATTTATTGGGTGTTACACCTACATACGTAATCAAACTTAAATATCCAGATTGATTAAATGAAGCTCTTAATACTGTTATTCCTGCGGGAACTGTAAAGGTACTGCCATGTGCTAAAGTAACTTCCCCACTAGGAATACTAGCCTCTAAGCTAGCTCCTATGGTGACATTGCCTGTCACGATAATTGACATTGGATTATCAGTTAAAGCCATAATATACGGCAGATTTTGAGTTTAGTAATCGGTTACTTTAGGCGTTTGATTGTTAATTGATTGTGAATAACTAATAGTTACACTTCCAGATTCAGTGCCAGTTTCGCTATCAGTTGATAACTTTAATGTATAACTTTTATTGGGTGTAACTCCTACATACCAAATATCACTAGCATATTCGTAATTATATACAGATAACCAATATTTTTTGCTATTTACTGAATATACATCTAAAGCTACTTCACCTTCGTGTTCATGGTATACATCACCTGATACTTTTAATACTTTTACACCCGCAGGCACTGTAATAGTAACCGTTGTATTCACATCCATAGTACTCAACAATCTTGTTTCAGTAGTCGGTACACTTGCTTCTAATGTTGCCCCAACTGTTACATTGCCTGTAACCACTAAACTCATAGGATTGTCTGTCAAAGCCATCTTTTTCCTCCGATTTCTCACAGAGGAATATTACATATTGAAAATAATGCTACTCTAGGTTTACAGTTATGGTCTTACCTACCTGTGATTGTAACCACATCACTAATGATGTATCATTATCAGGTAAATTTACATAATAATAGGCGCTTCCATTAGGGTCACTAAGCGTATAAGTCTTATTATTAATTGTCACTTTTATCGAACTCTGACTTAAACTATTAGCAAAAGATATCCACAGTATATGTAGCAAAGGCTGCTGACTACTAGGATCAACTATTAATCCTGCGCTTAATGAAGTTATTTTAATTCCATAGAACGTATCAGGACTTAGACTGCCATATACTTGATCTGATGCATAGTCTGCGCTACTATAACCGTACTGCCACTGATTTCCGCCATAAGTATATTGACCGACCGTTAAACCTATTTGTCCACTATTTTCTAGTGTCGCACTAACCGTAATATTCCCTGTGACTGTAATATTCATAGGATTATCAGTTAGTGCGTGTAATTGTAATAGTAATCTCGGAAGACGGCTGACAGACAATTCTTTATCTGCCTGCCCCCCCCTAATTAATTTATTAAACATTTTATTCGTCCTCCTTATTTACATCAATTTTTTCTAAAAGCTCTCCATCTTTGTTATAACCAGTGATTATAAGATTTTGACCTTTTTTAACTAAAATACTATAAGGTGAATTTGCTTTTACACTAAAAGAATATTCACCACTTGCAACAAAATCAAGATTCGCATAACTGTCTAATGTGTTTGATAATTTAGCACATTTTTCATTTAGTTCTTTTTGCATATCTTCATATTCCGATTTTGTTTTCCCGCCTAATAATTTTATCAACCAATTAAACATCTTCGTCCTCCTTTTCTAATACAGCTCCAATTTCAGCATCGCCATTTATTGCTAATGTATTTGCGCTTGCAGTTTGATAGCTTCCTGACAATGTAAATGTCTTAAAGGTGTATCCACTATTCGGCGTACACAAATTGCTTGCAGTTTTGCCATGCTGAACAGTAAAGGTTGATGTATATGCAACTCCATCAACTGTAACAGTAATCGTTCCACCTGTAGGCTGATTAATCGTATAAGTATAGGTTTTCAAGGTAGCGGCTGTTGCACTAATAGTGATATTATCTGTCAATGTTCCACTTGTACTGCTTAATGTGCCTGCATTATAACCTGTACTTGCTGATATACTTGCCGTATAAGTTGACCCTGCTTCTGCTGTAAATGTTGATGTATATGAATTGCCATTGCAAATTACTGTTATTGTTTGATTTGCTGATTGTACGATTGTGACTGTTACTTCGGACGTGTAACATAATCTTGCTACACCGTTTACTCCTATATACATTTTTTTGACTTTTCTTGCCTTGCCGTCTACTCCAATGTATATATTCTTTGCTTTTCTTGCTTTACCATCTACACCTATATAAATGCTTTTTGCCATTTTCGCACCTCTTTATTCATACACAATATAAAGTGTGCCTGTGGTTAATGCAGAGCTTCCAGCGGTTAAATCAGTTGTGCTATAGGTATATGCAGGTGCACATCCTAATGCGGTTCTTGCGGCAGCGGCTGTTGTTGCCCCTGTTCCACCATTTGCGATTGGTAAAGTACCAGTAACTCCGACTGTTATATTTGCCGAACCATCAAAACTGCCAGCAGTACTACTTGCAAGATTTGCTGTAATAGTCCTTGCAGTTGCTAGTTTTGTTGCTGTGGCAGAATTACCTGTGTAGGTACTAGCATTTATTGTTGCTATTATTTGTGTAGCATTTTTCCATGCAAGTGTTGTTGTTCCGCTTGTAAATACTACGCCACCTACCATTGTTACTAAGTTCTGGAATGTGTTTGCTCCTGTGAAACTGTTATTTCCAGCGGCTAATACATCTCCACCACCTGCACTTGCAACACTATCATCTACATATTTTTTTGTAGCCGCCATCAAATCTGCTGTTGGATTGCCTTTAAGTGTTAAATCACCTGTCATTGTTCCACCAGCAATAGGGAGCTTTGTAGAGTCAGCTATTGTAATGTTTGCTGTGCCATCAAAAGATACTCCATTTATTGTGCGTGCGGTTTGTAACTTTGTTGCTGTATTTGCATTGCCCAGCCATTTTGCAACGCCGACATTTGTTATTCGCGCAAATTCAATGGCATTATGTGAAAAGATTGCTGTTTCACTTTCGTTAGTAGTTATGGATGTAGACGCAGTATTATTGCCAATTTTGAAGTAATGTCCAGTGTTTTCTGTAGCAATATAGTTTAATGCCCCTGTGGTAGAAGCTATGATATTCGCTTGTACTGTTGCTGATTGGGGTTTGTTGCCTAAAATAATTTGTCCTTGACTGCCTGCTGTTGTGCCACTTGATACAGCAATGTTTGCTCTGAAAGTATTTAAAGCTGTAAAGGTATTGGCTGAATTTAATAAGCCTACTTCATCAGTACAAGCAATTTCTCGCCATGCAGTCCAACTACTATTTTCATGGTAAAAACAGCGTTGATACGTTCTTGAAGCTACATAACTACTCCCATAAGTTCGATAAATCTGGACTAAACTTGTTCTAGGGGCATTAAATCCAATCAATACACTTAATACACCGCCCCTTAGCGTTGCATCATTATAGCTAGTGGGGAGATTTGCTATTGTGTTTGCTTCTGTATTGCTTTGTACTTGATATTCTCCAGGAGTTTTGTAATCATTAAAATCGCTATTTGAAGGGATAAAATTCGTTATGTTTAAATATTTAGCCGAATTTACATCTCCGTTAGCTATACTATCATCTACATATTTTTTGTTCGGCACATCATTATTTACTGTAGGAGTTTTGTGTACTGTCAGTTCCAGCCCATTTGCATTAGTATATTTACCCCACGGAGTATTATTTAACGAGCTAAATTCTACTGTGCCATCAGATTTATATACACTGGCAAAAGAGGTTTGAATACCGCTTCTTAAATAACAAGGTCTATAATCAGCGGCATACATTACTAAATCACCTTGTTTGTTTCTGGCTATAGAAGGTGTTTGTTCACTACCTTCAGGTTTTAATCCGAGCCATAAATAAGTTGATGAATCACCAGGAGTGGTAGCACTGCCCCGTATGCTTAAATTTGCATTAAATATAGCACTACCATTCCAATAGTTATTGCCTGTCCATGTGTTATTGCCTGCTAATTTGCCATAGGTCGTATGAATATTATTGCCATTAATATCAGCTAATGCTTTTGTTGCTGTACCCGCTGCATATTCTTGAAATGCGTCCATTGTGCCTAATTTAGTATCATCTACGACTTGATATTGTACTGGAGGAGTAACTCCTATTATCATTACAGTATCGCCATTTTGAACATCATCAACAGTTAAAGCAAGCATATCTGTAACAGTATCAACCTTTATAACATTATCCAAGCCTGCTGGAGGAATATTAGAAATATCTAATTGTCCTTTAACCCTAGAAGCATCAATGTCATTGCTCATGAAGTAATCTATTACTTCGATTATTTTTTTCACTACGCCTAAACGAGTGATATCTGATATATCCCTTAAACTCATAGTAACCTCCTATGTTGTTTCTTCATCTTTAGGTGAGAAATTAAACAAGATAACTGTCCCATTAAACTTTTTAATAGACTCTATAATCAATCTTGCTGGCTCAGCTTTACTAAACATATAATTTACTTGTGCTGGTCTTAACTCACCATCATCATTTCGTACCATTACATCAAATACTGCCTGACCATTTGTATCAACCTCTAATCTCCAAACATTGTCATCAGTACTTCCTTCCCATTCATCATCTTCATCTGAGCCATCAGTAAAGTCAATATATGTTTGTGATTGTTTATAGTCTTTATATAATGCTTCTATTTCATTTTTCATATCAGCAGAACCAGCAGCAGCATTTTCCGCTATCCTTGCTGCTTCCTGAGCAGAAGCATTAGCGTTTGCCGCAATATTAGCTTGTTGAATTGATATTGCTTTACTTACTGCTGCGTCCTCTGCCGATAATTGAGCATTTTGCTCACTTTCCAATGCATTATTTCTTGATGTTGCAGCTTGGTCAGCATATTCACCAGCTTTAGTTTCTGATGCTTTAGCAGCAATTTGTGACGCTTGTGCTTGAATTGCTGCATCAGTTGCTACTTTAGCATATGTTTCTGCTGCCTCAGCATAATTTGCTGCTTTATTCTCTGATGTCTTAGCTTCCTTTGCCGATTGAGCTGCTGCAGTCTCAGATTGCTTAGCTTCTGCTGCAGCATTCACTGCCCTATTAGCTTGCTCAGTTGTTTGTGACAATAAAGTACTTGCAGTATTTGCTGCACTTTCTGCCCTATCTGCGTCATCTTTTACTTGTTGGACAAATTGGTTCCATTTATCATCAGGTGGATCAGTTGCTGGGTCACCTTGATGAAAGCCAGATTCTATGATTTCTACTCTTACATCATTTGTCGTTGCTCTATTTGATGAACCTGATACACCATATAATGACACAAACATTTCGCCTTCACCAATTAAGGCTTGCCATGGAACTATATATTCTACTCCTGGCTTAACATTTGCTACATCATATACGACTCCATCTCTTTCAAATTGAGCAACTTTTACATATTCATTCCAATCTTCCGATGTTTCAATTGTAAATCTTAAATAACCTTGACTATCTGCAACAATACGACTTGTTTCATACTTTGAAATAGCCTGATTCATTATTCTTAATTTTAGCATTTGTTGCACCTCTTATAAATTGTCATATCTTAAATAATAAGGAATAACAATATAATCTGGATATGTTGCAGAATTTGTTATAACAGGAGCATCTTGTACACTAGTAGACATAGTCCTTACATCCCCTGAGCCACTAACACTCCAACTTGCTCCTTTAGGGACAGGGAAAGAAATGCTTGTAGCACCTTGACCATATTTAGAACGTCCTGCGGTATGCATTACATTTACACCATTTACATAGCCATTAATAGTTGTATTACTATAGCTTATTGCAGTCACAATCAAATCAGTTGCAGCAGTTCCCGATGAACCTGTTGACGTATAACTACCAAATTTAAAAGTGCTAGCACTACTTACAAAGCTAATCTCCTTCTTAGGAACATAAACTCCTGCTTTATTTTGAGGCCCACCAGAACTAATACAATTTAAATTCGGTATCCTAAAAGTAGTACTACCATTGCCAGTTGAATAATATGCACAACTACCATTTTGTGTATTCTCAGTTTGCCATTGAGCTTCTGATACTAGCAACCCATATTCCTGTATCCATGTCCATAATAGTGGCATTTCAGCCCTATTGTATAAGCCGCCTTGCATTATCACCCAACCAGGAGGAGCTTTAGATACTAACTTTTGTTCAATAGTACCAATTGTAGTTGTGTCATCAGAGCTTACGAATTGTTTTGCTTTCCAAATAATGTCACCATCAACAATATCATTAACAGTACCATCTTCTTGTATATATTGTTCCCAATTAGGCTCATTAGTTCCTGTTGTTCCTGCATTTTGAGCAATAAGAATTGTGCTTAAATCAAACGGGAATAAAAGCACAGATGATTTCTTAATTGCTTTTTTTGGCAGCCAAGAATACCTATTCAAAAATTGATTGTGATTATCGATTGCTGTTTCCCACCTATTAACATCATCCCAAACAACAACATCATTATGCTTCCAATCAGTCTTAGCAATATAATTCAATATTCTCATTATGACACTCATGATGCTACACCTTCCTTAATGATTATATTATGTTTCATAATTGTATCTTCATAAACAGGCACATATACAGGAGACTCAAAGCATATTAACCCATCTTTATCAAGCAATTTGATATTTGTCACTTCAATATTTTGCTCTTGTTGAGGCACAATATATTCAATAATTGCTTCCCCATTTACTTCTTCTTTCGTTAAAAATGTTGTAATCCTAATCGTATTATTAATTAGTACACTAGTGATTTCAGACAATGTAAATTGTCTATATTTAGCTTCCATTAATGATGACATGCTATTTGTAGACCTCCCTTTTATAATTCCTTTGTCTTCGTAGCTGATAAAAGGTTTTTCTCCTAATTTCCATTGTCCGCCTAAAACATAATTGTATGTTAACTTTGATACGTTAACTTGTTCCGACACAAATATTTGTTGTGACACTAAAGGCATATTAATAAATACTATATTACATGGCTTAATATTTGACATTAACACTGCAATTTCATTATAATATAATTGATTTTTTGCTGCTGATTCGAGATATAATGTATAATTATCATAATCAATAATTAAATTATACAACCCAGCACCAATTAATGAATCCAACCTATTTCGTAAAAATATAGTCGTATAATATGGGATTACTGAGACTCTATTTAAAAGTCTATCTCGTCTTTCCTCAAGTGTCTCAGTCGATGGATCTGCAATCACATCAAACAATACTTCATAAGCACTAATGCCAGTCTCATCAGCTAACTTAATAAATTGATTATTAATTGCCCTCCTAAAATTTACTCCTATTTCTTCAAAAGCTTTGTCCTCGGTATCAATAATTGCATCGATTTCCACGTAACCATCATAAAAACGTGGAAAGTATCTTTTCATCTTAACTACTCGACCTTGCATTTATTGTCACCGTCCCTAAGATAGGAATTTGTTGAGTTATCTCAGTTTCAACCAACTCAACATCTCTTGCTTCACCATTTAAAGTAGTGTCATATACACTACTAACACCATCAACAGAAAGAATAGCATAATTAACTCTAGCCACATATACTGTTACTGCATATCTATTCCAATTGTCACTAACAGCCCATTCCTCTCTTAACTTCAAGAAATATTCTTCTATTTTTTCTTCCAATTTTGCCTGCAGTAATGATACTGTATAACCAGACAGCAATGTGACTACAGCAACAATATTTACAACTACTTCCGATGGAGTAACAACTGTTAAATTATGTCCAATAGGTACAATACCTAATCCCATTTGTCCTGAATCTTTAATATCAGCATTCTCAGGGTCCATATGCTCTTTAACCTGCTTTAAAAAATCATCAGACACTTTATTGTATTCACTATCAACAATGCTTATCTTGACTGTTCCGCCACCATTCCAAACAGGATAAATTTGAGCAGCTCCAACACCTTCCTCCTCAATTACCCATTGTTTATATTGTGATATATTTCCACCAAAGATGCTTTTACCAACTGAGCTCAAAAATCTTGTTCTCAAACTGTCATCATCTTCAGCATCTTGTGCTGGTGTAACTAATGTTGTTAATGTTGCATTTACTAAGCTAGGAATAAAGTCAATTGGTTGTATTTGTCCAAAGTAGCTATTTCCCACCACACCTGCTGTTTCACATGTTAAATTATATGAACCCAATTCAATCTCATTTGTATCTGGGTCTATATACACAGAATCGACTTTGTAATTTAATATTGTATCTTGTCCCATTGTACTAAACCTAGCACCAATATATACTGAGACAGGATTACCTAAGTTATCTAAGAACGTTCCTTTCTTTACAGCATAAGTTGCTGGATACCTAGTAATACCTGCCTCAACAACTCTTGCATCAAGCCATTCACCATAAGCTGTTTCAATAAACGTATTATCAATAATCTCCCTTAATTTAACATACCAAACTGCTAATTCATAACATGCTGGAGCAATTGCATCATAAATTATACTGCCTTGTCGTTTGTCTAAGTTATCAGGTACTCTTGCCAATGCTTGCTCCAAAAGATAGCTATAACTATATTGCTTTAAGTAATCATTAATCAAGCTCATTATATATTCACCCTCTCTTTTACATCAACAGTACCTGCAACTGTTATTAACTTCATCGAAATGATTATATCATCAAGCTTTTCTCCTAACTCACATGAAAAGTCTTGCATTTCAATTATTCGATTATCAACCAATAAACATTCTTCCAACGTTCTTTGTATGTCCGACTTAACATAATCAAAGTCTTTGCCAATATATTGCTCTATATTCACACCATAATAATGGTCATATATCACATATGCATCACGTTCTGTATAAAAGTTTTTGATGATAGCTTGTACAATTGCATCAAAGCCATCAACAGTCCCAATTATTCGCTTTTGCAATGTGTCCAACTTATAAGTCAATGACGGCATCTCTTTATTTTTGTTGTTTGAATTAAACACAAAATCAATTTCAGGTATCATACTATGCCGTCCTCCCTTTCAAGAATATAATATATTTGGCCTCCATTACATTTTAAACATCTTACTCTATCACCATCTTCAAGCCCTCTCCATAGCATTATATTAGGCAATGCTTTTGAAGTTGGTCCATGCACACCTTGATGCAAATGACTTATATAACCTGAATATCTAAATGGAATGTCAATTGTTGCCTCTCTACATAAACAAGATGTAACAATAAATTGACTTGGAATAATTGTATTATTGTCCAATTTAATTGTTAAAGGGGAGATTGATTGTACAGTTGCATAGCAAAGGGTAACATCTTCATCTGTCTTTTTTGCTCGTTTAATTCTTTTTTCCACTGACTCATATAGTTTACCCATACAATTATTCACCTCCTGTTGTTTCTTGATTTGCTTCAAGGCTTCGATTAAGAATCTCTAAATCCATTGTATGCTTATTTTCTTCAATGTTATGTGTGCATCTAGCAATAATAAAGTTTTGTTTGCCAGTAAATCCAGTATTTTTCAAATCAGCAATATCAATTACTATACCATTGCCAGCTCTTAAATCAAATGTACCAACAAGAACGGATATCTTCATACGTCTTGTTTTTCTATTTTTCACTCTTAACAAATTCATCGCCTTATTACGAATTTGCTCATAGCTTAACGTATCATCAACACTTTCGTATAATTGTAATGTGCCCCATTTTTTTTCATTAGCACTATCAAATACTACATACACATCTCTTTTTGCAGTATCCTTATTTTCCTTGACCAATTTGACTCTATTGTATGTATCTTTATCTATTGATGTTTCATAATCATACTGTGACAGCATATTGTTATCACCAATATACCAATTTGTTCGTAAATTTTCTAAATCAACCAACTCAATAGTGCCTGCATTATCTCGCATTATATACCATTTATCAGTATTAATTAAGCATTCATCAAGGCCGAATTGAATAATATCAAACATTGATTTATTCTCGTGTATTCTATCTGATACAACCCATGTACAATCATCAACGACACTATATTTAACATTAAAGTCATCACATATTTCTGCGAATATCTGAGCAGCAGTTTTTCCAGAGAATATATATGTTGCTACATTCTTTAAGTATCTCATTGAGTCATAAACTGTAACATCTAATAAACGTCTTTCATTGTAACCAACAGTAAACACAAACCCAAAAAATACCGGTTTATCATTATCCCTTATTAGGACTTTATCACCTTCCTGTATAACAATGCCATCAGTTTGCAACATGTTCATTTTTACTTTGCCTGGTTGTGCTTCCAATGTTGTTTCCCAAGTTAATTTATTGACAATTTGTGACACTTCTTTCAAAGTACCATCTTCAACATTTTGAATGAATATTTGCATGTTTTTCATCATATTACCTCTTTATGACTTTATAATCTCAGATACTGCATTCTCAGCTATCCAACCCATATAATCACCATTGGTTGAATTTATTTGATATTTAATGTCATCGCTCATGATGTCGGTTAACCCTACAATTGCCGTTGTTTTTGAAAGGATACCTGACATAGAGCCCATTTCTTCATCTTTATATAATAAACCATTAGCAACAATTAATGAATTATCTAGACTCATCTTACTTCCCGAGACAATGGACTCAGAAATATTGCTACTCTGAGTTTTTTGAAGCGTGATTGTTCCGTCATCATTTATTGTTGCTAATTGTGCACCATATTCTACATATTCTCTTAATTGCATTGAATATCTTATATCTTTTGTTCCCGCTTCAGGGACATATTCAAAACTCTCAACAGTAACAAGCACATTTATATCCAAGTCAGATACAATAAATCTTACTGGTGTTCTATTATTTCTAACACTTTCAATTTGAGAAATATAATATTCTGGACCGCCCTTTAATAAAGGTGTTGAGATATAAGACCTTGTATTGATAAACCCAAGTAACCCATCAGAACTTGGAAAAAAACAATCAAATCGATACTCGGCTTGCTTCCTATTTCTAATTATTGTAACGTCACCTAAACCAACTACATTTTGCACTTGATTATTGCTACCTATTGTAACCTGAACAGAGGCAGGATTAACAGGCAACTGTAATACGTCATCATTTGTAATCTTCATAAACAACTTAATAGCCACCTTGTTAACCCTCCTATGTTGCTAAGCTTGACTCCATATCAGCTTCAAATAAATCTGCAATTTTACCAGCAATAACATCAACATCAGCTTCTTTTTCAACTTTATCAATATGCACTGTCATTTCCGGTCTCAATGTTGTATATTGATTAACATACCTTTGTTGAGCAACATCTTTCATCAATTTGATGTCTTCATCGGATATCTTGATGTCATTCCCTACTTTAGTGTTAATAGGTTTTGCTGCAGTTCCATCAGGAGCATTAGGGTCAATGTTTGGACCAAATTCTCCTAGTCCTTCACCATTTACAAAGTCTTCTGCAATCTTACCAAATTTGTCCATTGTTTCTTCAAAATCAATGTAATCAGTTCGCTCAAATGTATATTTTTGATTTTTAGCTAAATCTTTAGCCATGCCTGCCACTTCACTTTTCCAATTATTAATTGTTGAAGCAAAGTCAGTCTTGAAAATCTTATCAACACCTTTTGCTATTGCAGCAAGAGCTCCTAAACAAATATCAGCCATTGTCAAAAACAACCTTTGAATTGCATTAATAGGGTCAAACCAAACATTTGCAAAAAATTCTGCAAAATTAATAATATAATTATATAACCCCTTAAGAGTATTGACTACCCAAGCATATACAAACCCAAATGCTTTGCCAACATAATTTGCCATTGTACCAAAGCTAATACCTAATTTGTGTAATATCAAAATCACTGCTACAATTGCTGCTATCACTAAAGCAATTGGCCAATTAGCAATTAACCATGCTGATGCTGCTTTATATCCCATAGATACATAGCTTGCTGCTACTCTATAAAGTGCTGGTATAACGTAAGTTAAAATTAATGCAACTACACCTAATAGTACAGTATTGACTGCGCCCCAATTTTCCGTAATAAACAAAAATAGCTTATTTACAACCTGTAATGCTATTGCTATAATTGGCACAAAGTTATTTGCAAATAATGCTGTAATTTGCTTTAAACCTTCCGCAAATAATTTACTTTGGTTAGCAAATGAACCAATTGTTCTACTAAAGTCACCTTGAGCATCTTTAGTAACATCCAATAAGTATTCATATCTTAACATGACTTTTTCGCCATATGACATATCCTTATACAATTTATCCATTCCTTTTGATAAAGCAAACGTTGATAAATTTGTTTCAGACATATTGATACCTAATTGCTTCAAGCCTTCAGTTTCACCTGAGATACCACCTCTTATTTTGTTAAAAGCTTCTTCAGGTTGTAAATTATAAAACGATGCCACATCACCAGCTAAACCAGCTAATGTGGTTGACATTTCCATGACTTTATCATTTGCTACGCCTGAACTTTTAAGCATTGCGCCCATTGTACCAGCAAATTTCTTCGCTGACAATTCATTCAAACCATAAGCTCTTAAAGCACCTTGTGCCCATTCATTAACTGCTTCTGCACTTTTACCAAATGATACATCAACAACATTTTGAACTTCAGCCAAATTGGATGCAAACTCAATTGATTGCATTAGTGAATCAATAAGAAAGTATAATGCCTTTTCACCTAAATTTGCTAGGAAATTTCCGACCAAAATATCCCATTTAGATAGTTCTTTTGTGACCTCTCCTGCAGTTTGGCCTGTTTCTTTGATTTCCTTTTCTACCTTATCTAATTCGTCTACTAATCTATTTAATTCCTCATTTGCAACTTTTACTTCTTTACTTATCTTTTCAAAGCCTTTACCACCACTTGTTGCAGTGTTCATTTCTTCCATCATTGAAATTGTTAATTCTAAATTCTTTACTATCTTTGACAAGATTGGTGTCATTTTGTCTTGTAATTCGATTGTACTTTTAACAGTCGCCAAAATAAACACCTACCTTCTTTTACCCTTTATTTTATTCTTTCTTTCTGCCTCTTTTTCTGCTCTAATACGTTCATCAATAAATGCTATTACAGCCGCTTTTTCTTTTCGGGAAAGATTAACAAATTCTGACGGCCATTTATGAAATTTATGGAGAGCATAGTAAGCATACCATGTCTCTCCATCTCTTTCCCTTAAGAGTTTTTTACATCTTCAATGTCACTCTCAATATCATTGTCAAACCCAGAAAGACTAATAATTGCCTGTGCTAAATCAGAAATTTCACCTGCAAGCAATACTTTATTCAAACATGCTTCGGGAGTAACAACACCACATTTTGAAATGAATGCTGCATCTCTAAAATTTGGATACAAGCAATTATTTAGGATAACAATTTCAAAAAATCTTCTTTGGTCGAATGACGCTTTTTTCTTCATAATTGAAAAAGATTGTTTTTGAGCTTCGCCAAATTCTTTATTGTTCATTGGTTTAATTTTGAATTTAAATCCTTTCAAACGACCACCAATATCAACTTCCTTTTCAATACCAATAATATCATTTGACAACAAAAATTCAACAAGCGTTTGTGGAGCTGCATCTACTTTTTCATTTTGTGAATTTACAATTTCATTTTCATTACGTTCATTCATTCGTCTTTACCTCTTTCTATTAATTTGCAAAAGCAACCGGCTTCCCAAATTTATCAAGAATATCAAAATCATCAAATGTAAAGTCAACATCTTCATCAAGTGTATCAGAATCAACATCTAACTTTGCAAGAATCAATGTCCCGATATTTACATTATACAATACTACCGTTTGAGTTCCAATTGAACTTGATGGGTCATCATTTGTAATAGTAATAGTGAAATATGTATCAACGCCAGTCTTAGCATATTTCAAAGCTTGTTCCCTAAACTCAGTAGTCATATAGTACAAATTCATCGTTCCTGAACCTGACCAACCAGCAGCCTTATGTTGAGTACCTGAATAGTCCAACGTCTTAACTTCTGCCTGATTTTTTGTAAATGTCACTTCAATGTTTCTTACATAAAACATATCTTGTACACTACCATTAATGTTAGCAGTTGCTCTGCCTTGCTGGCCATTAATAACATCACGTGCTAAAAGCACATTAAACTGATTTGCCATTCGTACTCACCTCCTTATGCTGCTATGCTGCTAACAGTATATCCAGATGTTTTTTGACCAACCATAACAGTCATATACATCTTTTCCATAGAGTCAACAGGTTGAATGATTAATTTAACAATGACTTCATCTACTTCATTACCAGGAAGCACATCAATATCTTCAGTGCTATCAAAGTTTTGAATTGCCCTCATTCTTTGCAATTCATTGAAATAGTAAATTAAGTCTGCCTTGTAATCTTTGCGGCCTTGTTCATCATTATCAACTTTACCAATATAAGATTTTTCCCAAGTAAGTTGAGAAGAATTTGCAATTTCATCAAGGGTCCTAATTACTCTATTCTTGCTAAATTGATAATCTTTATCAATGGTAAAGTTATGTAATGTATTAATATCCTTTTCGATTACAATGACACCATCTTGTCTGGTAGAAAGAACCATCTTACCGGTAGTTATTGCAGTTTCGATTTGTTCATCATCACGTTGATTAATGATTTCAGTTGCTCCATCAATAACATAGTAGGTAAGGGATTCATTAATCTCTGCACCTGCAGTTAAGCCAGTAATTGTTGCAACAAATGCAGCAGTACCAATTGTTTCACTAGAAGTCTTATATCCCTGGTCAACAGAGATAATTGCTTCATAGTCTGCTTCACTATAATCATATAATACTAATTGTACTTTCTTACCAATATTTTCTCGTAAATTCTTAATATAAGTAACTGTATTAGTTCTTACGTTTGAATTTTCGGTAATTGGCAACCCCATAACCTGCCATTGATGCATTTTCATCGTATTCATATAAGTTGAATAAGTATCATTTATAACAGTACCATTTTCACCGCCTGAAAGCATTGTACCTGCAGTTAAGGAAAGTGCACCAGTGCCACTAAAATTAACCCAATCATTGTCAACTAACTCAGAAATACTAGTGACATTTTGTCTATCTTTTTCCAGCGTGTTGTAATATGTAACCACAATGAAGTTAGTGTCTTCCTCTGCAGTTTCATCATCAAGAATAGCTACTGAAATCTTATTGCCACAAATGCCAGTATATTTTGCCGTAACAGTTAAATTTCCTAGGGTCGCAGATGCTTGCTTTCCTCCTGTATCAACACGAAAAGCTAAAAGCTTATAACAACCTTTAAGAACTTCTCTGAACATCTGAACCTCATCGTCGTAAACGGTATATCCTATCTTACTTTGAGCTTTACCAGTAATTAAATCCTCACTATATATTTCCATTACTTCTCCAACAGGACCCCAATCCATTGTCATTGGCATTGTTGCCACACCTCGAGAACCAACATTGGATAATGGTTTTGGGATCGCTTTAAAGTTGATATAAGCACCAGGACGATTTTTGTTGTAAGTAACATACGTACCGCCTGCCATATTATCCCTCCTTGCTTCTGCTTCTTAAGCCATAAGTCACTCTCAATTTGCCCATCTTCGGAGATTGTTCAATCGGATAGAGGGCTCTATATTTGTAAGTGACATAGAATTGTAGTACATTTTCATTTATTTCATGGTTGATGTTTGAGCCTCTCACTATAACTCCACCAACACTAATTTCTCTTAAGACACAGTCCAATTTATTTGCCATGTCCAAACATATTTCATATTTTTCATTTGATTCTTCGGGAGGAAAGAATCTTATTTGCATTGATTGTGTTCTTTCAAATACTTTATTTCGTATGGTACGTTGTTCACTCTCAGGAGTATTTAATGCCCATACAAAGAACATTGGTGTTTCAGCTTCATCATTATCTTTTTCTTTATAGATAGGAGGAACTTCCTCATCTTCACCATATATACTTATGATTTTTTGAACTATTGCATCGATGACGATATTATAATCAACAGAAATGTCAGTCATTCAAACATCACCTCACTAATCCATTTATCATAAGCTCTTTTAAATCGAATTGGTATTTCATCGCCTATTTCATCTATACTTATTTTTGCCATATGCACACCTTCAACCCATTTTGGTTTAAGCATCATACCCTTATTGTCAGAACTGCCTGGAATATATTTCTTATAAACAAACTTACCGCCTTTCCATTCTCCTGGAACCCATCTAGCTCTTCGATAATAACCATTCTCAACATAGCTAGCATATTCTGCATTGTTAATAATTTCAACAATAAGAATATCACCTCTACGTTTGACTTCACCAATTTGCCATGAATTTCTTAAAAATCCTGAATCAACAGGAGTACGGAATTTTGTTTTTGCAATAGCTCTCAATCCCATTTGAAGAATAAAGTTTTCGATGAACTTTGTATGTTCATTTCTAGCTGTTTTAGCTCTTTTTAATAAAGCCTTTAATTCCTCAAATTTTGCTGGCATTTAATCCATCCTTTACATCAATTATAATTTCTTGATGTGTCACAAAAACATCTGGCTTGTTTGCTAACCCTTGATATGTAGCTAAGACTTCACCTTCGTCAGATAAAACTCTGGCAATAATCATGTCACCTTTTTCAACATTTAAAGTAACATCACAAAATACTTTCATTTGCTTTTCAACTGGATTTCTATCAAAATTCACAGTCTCCGAAGTATCATCCTTTGATGTACTTACTTTGCATTGAGCATTTTGCACTTTATAAACAGGAACATCAGAATAGCCAGTAGTTCCATTTTCCTTTTTCACCTTGGGATAATAGTAAACATCAAGTGAATCTTTGTACATTAATCTTAGTATTTTTGCATACTTTCCAAGCTTTACCATCTCATTCTCCTATAAGCATTTAATTGCTCTTTATAGTTAAATATAAAAGCATCCAAGTCAGCAGTATGGCTTTTAAGTATAGTTTTTTCCAAGCTTTCGGTATCACCAGTACCTAAGCCAATTGATGTATCACCAATGGATATACTTGCAACACTTCCTGGATTGACATCAACTTCTGCATCAGGGTCAGATGATACATTAACTTGATTTATGTACCGTAGATAGTCAACACACATATTAATAATGATATATGACAATCCTGCCGGCACAGATTTTTGATTGATGTAGTTTAGTACCTTTTGCTGTACCTCTTCTATAATATCAAGAATTTCTTCATCTGAAAAGTTTTCTTCAATGAACTTTAACCGACGTCGAATCTTTAAAAGTGTTGCATCATTATCCATTGAGTTCACCTCTTATTTACGACGATTACCTTTTCGTTTAATTGGATGTACTTCTTCCTCTTCTTCAGATTCGTCTACATCAATGTGTGTTTTTGTTACTTCTTCATCAGCTTCGTCTTCTATGACAAAAGCACCAAGTTTTTTCAGTTCATCCAAGTCAATATCTTTAATAGTAAACATTGTATTTGCAGGATATACTTTGCCTTTATAAGATACTGCTTTATTCAGCTTAACTTTTACCATGTTGTACCTCCTTAAGCAACTTTGATAACATAAATGTCACTCATTCTTTCAAAGGAAGGAAGAACGATTTCAGATACAATATTGAATACATTGACCGGATGTGCTTCTTTGATAGAAGTGATTGCTACGCCAGTGTTAACAATAGACACAGATGCATCAGTACCTCCACCAAGTAAATCAAATTCTTCCGGAGTAGTACCATACCAAGTATTGCCTAAAGTGTAAGAAGGCAACAAAGTAACATAGTTATCAGGATAGAATTTAGTATCAGTACCGTCTTCATCTTTAAACATTTTGTCATAAATAGTAAATGTTAATCCAGTCATGCTTTCAACAAATTGACGAGCTTGATTGTCCGTCAAAATAAGATTTGTTGCACCAATTGGATTCATTGCTTTTTTGATAGATTCAGATGCCAACATATTGGTCAATGTAGTAGTATTCATTAAAGCTTTAACAGGAGTAACACCATACTTTGTTTTCATATAGGTCACTGCATTCATCAACACTTTAATTGGATTATTAGATGCTTTGTTTGTTTCTGTCCAAGTATCAGTGGAAGTCAAAGTCAAATTGTTGTCAGTTGCCCAAGTACCATCTACATCATAGTTGTAATTATAAGTAACATTACGACCAGTATCAAGTGCAGCAGAAATACCAATTTTGCCTTGATACAACAAAGACATAATCATTCTTTCCGGTTGAATTAAAGCACCATCAACCAAGTTGGTAATATCATCATAAATGCGTTGAATAATTGGAGCTGCAAATTGGTCACCTGCTGCCAAATATGTTGCAATTTCCTGGCGGTCTTTTTCGCCTAAACGATAACCTTCACGGAAAAATGGCATCTCAGTTTCCAACTTTGTTACACCGATACGGTCTCTTAAAGGAGCTTTAGTATCGAATGCAGCAGGTTGTAAAGCAACCGGCAATTGATTTTTACCTTTGATAAATGCTAAATCTAAACCAGTGCGCTTAGAAACAGGGAACATGGAAGAACCAATATAAGGGTCATCCATATTAGCATTGACATTTGTCCAATAAGCTGAAATAGCTTTAGCGTCAAACATCTTATATAAAGATTCTTTTACATTAATAGGCATTATTTATTCCTCCTTCTTATTTCATCTTTTAATAATTATTTACCAGCAGATGCTGCAGCTGCAATTGTCATATCTTTTTTCAAAATACTAATTTGCTTCATTGCTGCCAATGCTTCATCAGATGGAGTTGTAGGCAATTTTTCTGCCAATACAAAACCATGAATCATAATAGCCAAGTTAACATCACCATCAGTGACATCATAATCTTGGAAAACCAAGCCAATTGCAGTCTCATCATTTGCAGGATATACTGTACCTGCTTTAATAACAAGGCGACCAGTATTTGTATCCTGAACAACAATTCCACCTACTGCAGTTGCTTGTTCATATTTACGACCAATTGTTACATAATGGTCAGCCATTGCGAGAATACCTTTAGTATTCAAATATTCTGTTTGTTTAACCTTCATTCCAGCCATTAATTATTCCTCCTTTTTCTCTTTTGGTTTGATGCCCATTTGTTGCAATTTTGCATTAGCAAAAGCTAAACCAATTTGCTCATACTCAGTAGTATTTTCACCATTGCGTTTGTCACCTTGTTCCAAGTCTTTTCCAAAAAACTTAAAGCCTTCATTTTGCTTTTGTTGTTTTTGTTCTTTTTCTTGAAACAAAAATGCTTTCGCTTTTTGAATTTCCTTTAACTGTTCTGTCAAGCCTGATACTTTACCATCTTCGGTCAATACCACTTTAGTTGTATCAATTAAAGAAGTTACCATATCAACATCATGTGGTTTTGATTCGAACCCTAAAACACCAAGCTTGATTGCATTGTTTAACTTTTCTTGCTTCAGCATTTTTTGAGATTCTTCATCTTTGAGCTTTAAGTCCTTTTGAAGACTATCAATTTTAGTTTTCAATTCTTCATTAGTACCCTCGAAAGCTTTTAATGTTTTAATTTGTTTATCCCTTTCATCGATAGATGCCTTAGCTTCTTTCAATTCTGAGTTAACTTCATTAAATCTTTCTTTAGAGACAAAGCTTACTTTAAGCCTTTCATCCTGCTCTTTGATGATTTTCGTAGCAATTTCTTCGGTAATACCCATTGCCACTAATTCTTCTTTTCTAAACATTCAAATTCGCTCCTTTACTTTCACTTTTATCGTTGTGTGCCAACGTCCAAGGATGTACATGCTCTCGTAAATACAAATGCCCTCAGAGGGAACTAACTTTATACACATGTAATTAACTATGTAATATTAGTTAGCTCATTCTGAGGCCATTATGCTTTACTTGAGCCTTATTAATTTTCTGTACCTTAATGGTTTTGAATTAGTATTACCTAATATTATTATAACATATATCATTTGATTTGTACATAGGCAAATTAAAAAATTATTCAACAAATTTAAAGATACAATTTTTCCCTAAAATTACCGAATTTGGCTTTTGCTGGTATATCTTACATTTGAAAGTATTAACATCATCACGATAAAAGCAATTAGAACAAACCATATCATCATTTGACAATATTTCAAACCCATCATTACTTTCATCAAATCTACTTTTTTGTTCCTCCATTATTCTTCCTCCGTTATTACTTCCATATTAACTATTAATTTATTGCCAAATCTTGCATCATCATTTAAGTCGATACCAACAATTCTCATTGGAGTATCCTTATTTAACAATAATTCAGCTTCATCAAATCCAAATTCACTTATATCCTCAACATATAATGCTTTTGTACCTTTCGGACATTTAATCTTATAAATAACTTGTCCAAAATTTTCTGTTGTAGCCTTTCTTATTGTTGTACTTACAAATCCTTTATCTTTAACAATTGTACCAATAATTTTATCTTTATTTTTGTGAATTTTAGGTGCTATTTCTTCAGCGAATAATTCCTGATATCTCCAACCTTTTGTCATTATTGACTCAAGTGTACCCTTTTTCATTTTCATAATTTTTTCAAGATTTAAGGTTTTTATTATAGCATCAGGAGATGCACCTCTTAATGTTACTACTTCTTCCTTTAACTTAGCTTTTTCAAAAGTACTATCTAAACCTTTTAATGCTTTTTGGACCTTTTCTAAGATAAATGGCTCCATATTTTTAGTAATATTTTCATCTTTTCTTAAATAGCCATTAATATATTTATACATAGAACCAGTATAATTTTCTACAGCTTTAATCTCATCATTACTTAATTTCTTTTTAATTGCATTATATTCTTGCTTTAAATAATCCCTTTGGTCTTCAATATCATAATAATCAACATTAGCAATATTAGTGCTTACTTTTTCATAATCAATAACATTTCCTGACTTAGCTGCTAATTTTTGTGCATCTATTTCATTTTTGCTAAGCTTTTTAGCTTCTTGCTCTAAATTTGTTGTATCATCAACAATAGGAGCTACATCTTCTAAAGCTTTTTCTTCTTTTTTAACAACAAAGTCCCTATCAACTAAAGAGCTTTCCCCTACTTTATCAGGATTATAGTTTTTATTTGTTTTTTGCCCTTCATCGTACATAAATGGATTATATTCTTTTATCCATTGTCCATATGTCATATTTTTGATTTGTTTAGTTTTTCCACTTTTATCTTTGGCTGCTCTCTCAGTTATATGAAATTCGTCTAAATCATCAAAATAAGGAACAGTAGTACTTCTACAATTATAATGCATAGGAGGAGCATTTACCCAAGCTTCTTTATCTTCAACATTGAATATTTTGCCATCTAAGCTTCTACATATTTCCGTCGTTTTACTATCCAATGTAGCCATGAATTGGTATTTCTCAATTCCTATTTGCCTATATGACTCCATAGAAGCTTCATTAGTAATTAAAGTAGTTGCTGTCCTTAATGCTGCTTTAGCTTGCCTTTCAGACATTCCTAATTGGTCAGCTATCTCAATCCCTAATTGGTTCGGATTTTTGCCTTGAACAAAAGCCTGACTTGTAACTAACTCAATATTATTAACTACCTTATTAAAATTAAAAGCCATATGTTCTTCAAAACTGGCATTAAGGAATTTCTTATTTAGTGCTGTTTGGATTACTGCCTCACTTGGTTTATTAAATTCAACAGCAATACCAATTTCTTTTCCAACATCATATCCAACATGCCCCATAGTATCAACGTACATTAAATTACCAGTAGCTTGATACCCTTTTGATGCATTATTTGATATTTTACCGATTTCCGCTTCGCAATATGCCTTTAATTTATCCAATCTTGTGACATTAGCACTTTTAGCATACTTCTTAAGCTTTTTATTTATTTCCTCTGAAAATTTATTAGGGTCCTTTCCTATTGACTCCTCATATAGCTTTTGCAAATCCTTTAAATCATTCTTTTCACTAGCAGTAAGTTGCTTTTTTGCCATATATAAGGAAATTCCTTCTGCTTCAGCATATTCCTGATAAAAGCTGTTTAATTCCTTTTGTATATTCTTTTTTGCTAGTTTATATGTTTTTTGCAATGATTTCAAATAGGCATCAGCAGTTTGCTCATTATATACTAAATGTGCCTCAGAACCCTTTATAAGTTTACTTTTATTAGCAGCCATAATTTAATACCTATCCTTTAATTAAATTCAACCTGCCTTAATTCTCATCATCAGGTTCAGCATTTTCGTCTTCGTCTGCATCATCATCTACGTCTTCATTTGTATTATTCATAGCAGTAATATCAAATTGTTCTTGAGCTTCATCTTTTTCTTTTTGCATTTGCTTTAATTCTTCTTCAACATTAGTAACCCAAGGATGATTAGCCACTATAGTTTTATCACTAATTAAACCAACAGAATTCTTAGCATTTTCAATAGTGGTTTCTTCATTCACAATCATATCAGTATTAAACACAAATGTTACTTCATCCTCAAAGTGGTCATGTCCATATCTTGCTAATATATCAACCTTAATAAACCAAAGCAAATCATTGAGTGCTGCATTGAATTCGTTTATCATATAATTAGCATCTAAGTCTAAGTCTGCATATCTAAATTTTAATGCCTGGCCAGATGCGTTCCCTAAATCAGTACTTTGAGTATCTACACCTGATGCAAAATCATATATATCCTTACGTAATCTATTCAAATGCGTTTCATATGATGCACTATCTATTGGTGTATTAATAGAGCTTAATCCTCCATCACCTTCAACAATTACTGCCCTATATTTTCTAATGTTAGCATTAAATTCCCCTAAATCTTCTCCACCATAATTACTAATCACTTTAATTGAATTGGGAACGTCTTGTAGGAAATTGCTAACGTCAGATGTGTTAGTGTCATAATCATCTATCATGGATTTAATGAACTCAAGCAAACTCATTTCTTCTTCATTGTATTTGAAACATATCCAGGGAACTTTATTCCATACAAAATCTTTAGTGACTTCCTCTTCGTATGTTTCTTCAATTTCATTTCCTTCCTCATCCTTTATAGTTCTTGTTTTTTGTTCCATAGTTTTTCCACTAAAATAAGGACGAGGATTCGGTTCAACTTGCTTAATACCATTTTCGTCTATATATTCGGTACGTACTAACTTTAATCCTGTAGTAGTTTGCTCATACTTCCATATGCCTTCATTAGTGAAGAATTCAACATAGCAAATTTGCTTTGGTTCTCCTTTGACTCCATAATCAATAATACTATATGACCTTGCTACAGCATCTAATTTTGTATGCTCATCATCTGCCCAAAAAGGTTTGATTTCCTCAGAAGGTACAGTCCTAAAGCTTAGCTTATTATTCTCATCATAATATACATATAACCATGATTTCCCTTTTATGATAGCTTCCTTGCCTCTATTTTTGATTATGCGATTTAAGTCTTTATTAAAGTAGAATTTCAATTCTTCTTCAAATTCTTTGTTTTCCGTACTAATGCTCAATGGCTTACTAAATATGTAGTTTACCTTTTGCCTTGTCAATTTATAGAAAAATGGATGTAGCAATTTAGTATTAGTCAAGTATGGGTCATCTTCCAACAAGCCATCAGATGGAGTCTTCCTTGTTCTATCTATAATGTCTGCCTTATTTTGAAAGTACCTATCTGCTAAAAGCATGTTCTTATATTCCTCTGTGTTTTTCCATGCAGTAATTACGGAATAAAGGAATGCTTCTTGTGGTTGCCCATAATTGCTTAATCTCTCAATTTTGCTATATGTGAGTAATTGCTGTAAGCTAACATAAACAGGAGCAAACTTAAATATATCCCCTAATGTATTATTAATCATTTAAATACTGCCTCCTCTACTATATCAAATAATCTTTTGAATTCATTTGGTTCATAGCATTTATAGCTTTCTCCATCATATACAACATAACAACCCTGACCTACATCCACAAGCCCTTTATTCATCGTAAATATTCGCAATAGTATATCTCCATTTTTGCGTATAATAGCTGCCCTTTGCTTTTTAAACAAATCAACTATCCATACTGGGTCCTCTACTTGATTAACATCACCAGTCCATTTAAAAGCTTCCAATACATTTTGCTCTTTTTTAACAACAAACATCATTGACTTCTCCTTAATTCCATCTGAATGTCCCTCTATTAATATCATCACATGCATACCGCATTGCGTCCATTAAGTGATTGTATTCATCTACTGGTCTATTTAATATGTCATCAGTCTTAGTATCAGTTGCCCATACATAATTCTCTAATTCCATTTTTGTATTTTTGCATTTTGGATGAACAATGATGTCATAATCCTGTAATCTTTGTATACCTGATTCGATAGTTCCCTTTTTAGCTTCCTTTGCTCTATGAAGCCCTAGAATTTTTAATTCATTAATTGTTCTAGGATCGTGGTCACATTTGATTAATTGATTGTGGAAGCCTTTATATTGTATCTTTTCAAATATTTGTCTATTGTTCATGCGTGGAGCATAAAACTCATCAAATATGTATATTTTTCTTAATTTTGTACTAGCTAACAAAGCTATGAATGCTGTAGGGTCTATGGAATAGCCAAAGTCTAAACCGAACTTAGGAACAAACAAACTCTTTCCTTTGCTATCCTTAGAATTTAGAATGCTTACCCAATCAAATTCTTCCTCTTTCCAATTTTCGTATACTTGCCCTGTAGCAATGCCCCAATTGCCTAATCCTTCGATATTATATCTACGCGGATTACGTTTTCTCATATCCTCAAATATTGCTATATCATCTTCACCTAAAAATTCATTGCATTTGTATGTAGTAGTAATAGCAAGTATATTTCTTTTTACTTTATCTGGCATACTCTCTAAATCAAAAAATCGACGCTTAATCCAAGTTCTATCACTCCAGGGGTTAAACGTCAATATATGCTGTTTATATAATGGCTTCGGCATATCACCACGAATACTCATATCAACTTTATTAAATGCTTCCTCTGATGCTACTTGATATGCCTCTTCCCACCATACCCAACAGAGGTAACCATCTGCAGAAGTAATGGATGTTATGCTGTCAGGGTCATCAATACCTCTGAAGATGATTTTTTGTCCGCTAGGCCTATATTCTAATTCTAAGGGACTAAATCTTACCTTCCACAGATCAGCTACTCCTAAATAGTTCAATGCCCAGCGTAATTGAGCAAATGTACTTTCTTTATTCGTATTATAATGCTTTCTGATAACTAAGCAGTTCGGCTTCAGGCCATACATGTGGTAGTACTTCATCATATTGTAAGGAATTCTGATGCTCGTATTGCAACTCTTCTTACTCCCTCGTCCTCCCTTAATCGCCAAGTACCTACCCTTAAAATTCCATATGTCACCATACCCTCCACCTATCATCTTAGCTATATTTATCTGTCTACTACTGCTCTGCTCCATTATTTTTAGCCCCTTCTACTTCCTCTTTTCTATTCCACTCCTTATAGAGATATATTCAAATTTATCGACTATATTAGTCTTTATATTTAAACAAAAGGACTTTATTTCCTTTGCAGATTTTGCGTTTTTCCTTTGCACATATCACAGTTTATACCAGTTATGCAAAGTTCCCAGAATAAATCCAATAAGCATACCAAGCCAGAATATTGAATTAATTAGAATTGGTTTTATTTTAGCGAATACTTTCACCAACTTCTCCATAATCAGGCTCTCCTTCCTCAATAATCAAATCTTTGATTTTGCAACCGAAATATTTAGCTATCATTTGTAAAGCATCTATTCTACAACCATTGTAAGACTCCAAATAACCAGAATGTGCTCTAGTCGTTTTCATATTTTCAATGCTCCAAATAGTATTTACTGACAATCCTACTTTGTCAGCTAATTGCTGTTGTGTTAAATTAGCCGCTTTTCTTAATTTTCTGACTCTAAACTTTACTCCTGTAAGCATTTACTATTACCTACCTTTTCCCTTAGAGTTTTGCAAATTTCCAACAATTCATCAGTTAATTTTTCATAAAATTCAATTCTGTGTTGTAATCTTTCATTCTTAATTTCAAGCTCAGTATAAGCAGCAAGTATTTCTTCTTTTGTTTTATCAGCAATTTTCTTGCTTTCATCCTGCATTTTTGCCATTATTTTTTTCATCCTCCACAACTTTAAACAAATCAATTTCTGGTTTTTCTTTTTTACCAAACCCTGATAGGAATTTAGGACCAAAAACTTCTCTGTCTGTTTCTTCAATTTCTCTTTGGAGTTTATCAATTTCTGTATGTAATGCTAGAATTTTATCACGATTAATGTTCGCTAAATTAGATAACTTTTCTAATGTGCCATTTAAGCGAATTTCGATTTGAATACAATTTTCTTTGATATTTGCAACCTCTTTAAGAATAGATGTAATATCATTGATTGACTCAATAATTAAAGCATTTTCATCTAAAAGAATTGCAATTTTTTCTCTTTTGTCCATTTCTTCACCTCAATCAATAACACCAAATAAAACAGGTGTAATTTTGCTTATTTTCCCAGGACCTAATTTCTCGTTATAAAACGAAATAATTTTCTCTTTGGAGTCAGCAACAACAAATCCTTCAACTCCATGAGAAAATATGATTTTCCACAAGTTTCGTTTGTATTGAAAAACATTTACTGCATTATTATTCTTGCCGTTTTGTTTTCCCAATATTTACACCCCTATTTGATATTTTCTTCGCCTACAAAATTAATTGTAACACCACTATTAGCAGACATATCTCCTGCTTTTTCCAACCAAGGATTTTCACCAACTAAATCCTGAATTTTTTCAATTGCCATAATATTGCCATCCAAAGCTTTCTTAAACAAAGTTAATAACAAAAGCATATTATTATTTAACTTTTTACCATTTTTGCTTAGAATGCCATATTGTGTAGCAATTTTCTTTTGCTTTTCATCGAGTGTAGCATCACAACTTAAAATTGCTTGGATACAATCTTTCATTTTGAGATTTTCTCTGCGTTTAGCATGAGCTGCTAAAGCACCTTTTCTGCAGATAGCTGCTCTTTCTTCAGGGTCAACATCATTTAACATACGAAGGTTAGGATATTTTTCCCTAATTTTGCTTAATTCATCAGGAGTAGCATCTGCACCTCTAGGCTTCTTTTCTTTAGGTGGTTTTAAAAGTCTTTTAAATTCTTTTGATTTACTAATAGCTTCTAATTGCTCTTCTCCTTGACTATTTAAACCAAGGAAATTATCAATATTAGAAACTTCTGCTTTTGTTTTTTTCTTTGTTTTGTTTTTAACAACAATACTATTATTTGTTTTATTTGTAATTCTTGTTCTAATTGATTTTGTGTTTTGAATTTTTCTCATTTAAAGATTATCCTCCTCTATTTTGCTCCATATATTGTTACACAATATATTATTAGTACTATATACTAATATAATAT